TGAAGCTCGCGATCAAAGCGAACGCCTACCTCGCGAACGCCTACCTCGCGAACGCCTACCTCGTGGGCGCCTACCTCGCGGGCGCCTACCTCGCGGGCGCCAACCTCGCGGGCGCCAACCTCGCGGGCGCCAACCTCGCGGGCGCCAACCTCGCGGGCGCCAACCTCGCGGGCGCCTACCTCGCGGGCGCTAACCTCGCGGGCGCCAACCTCGCGGGCGCCAACCTCGCGAACGCCTACCTCGCGAACGCCAACCTCGCGAACGCCAACCTCGCGAACGCCAACCTCACGAACGCCAACCTCACGCATGCCGACCTCGCGCGCGCCGACCTCACGGGCGCTAACCTCGCGAACGCCTACCTCGCGAACGCCTACCTCGCGCGCGCCAACCTCACGCACGCCGACCTCACGGGCGCCAACCTCGCGCGCGCCAACCTCACGCATGCCGACCTCACGGGCGCCAACCTCGCGCGCGCCAACCTCACGCACGCCGACCTCACGGGCGCCAACCTCGCGCGCGCCAACCTCGCGCACGCTAACCTCGCGGGCGCCAACCTCGCGCGCGCCAACTTCGACATCCTGCCGGTCACGCCCGAGCAGGCTGTCGCCAATCTCGACAGGGTGCGTGAGATCATCCTGGACGATGAAAAGCGGCTGGAGATGGACTACTGGCACGAAGATGGTTCCTGGGAGGGCCGCAGTTGCGCCGAGGAAGCGGTGTGCGGAACCTCGCATTGCCTCGCCGGCTGGCTCCAGGTCTGCGCGACGGACCCGAAAATCCGCGCGCTGTCGCCGAACGTCGCCGGCATGATCTGCGCCCCCGTGGCAACGAAGATGTTCTACGCCGGCAACGCCGAGACGCTGGCGTGGCTCAAGGGCCGCAAATACGCAACCGATATCAAGTAGAACTTGATACGCGTTCCCTCGAGCCCGACGATCGGCGGCAGCCGGTCTCGGGCTCGAGGAGTCAGGAGGGCCGAGGTGGTTCCTCCGATATCACGAAGGGATACTTACGATGACGATGTCCATGAACCGGCCGGCCGCTCCGACCCGCAACCTGCACGAGGCGTCGCGGCAGTGGATGAGCCGCCCGGCCGATCAGCGCTTTACGTCGCTGACCGACCTCCAGGCGTTCAAGAAGAAGATGCGTGAAGCGTCCTCCGCAAAGATCGTGGCGAACCGCAAGCTGTCGTTCGCGCCGGCCACGTCGGACCTCCGCGCCGGACTGGAGGTGTTCGGACCGAACGGCGTGCCGTTCGTCACCACGCACCACTCGTTCGGTCAGATCGCGAACCTCGCCGGCGCTCCCGGCGGCTACCTCCGGTCGCTCCCCGCGCCGATCGCGGCCGACTGCCTCAACTACGGTCTGAGGTTCAACCGGTCGGTCGAGGAGGTCGGCGTGCTCCTGACCAAGCTCGACAACAACGAGCTACGCGCCGCGACCGGACCGAACTACGGCCGCATCTGGGACGCCGACCTCGTAGACGCGATGGTCGATCGTTTCGGCGACGGCGTGACGGGCGACTGGAAGGTGCCCGGCGAGTTCGGCAAGGACGTGACGGTCACGAGCGCGAACACCACGTTGTTCGCGTCCGATCGAGACATGTTCGTGTTCCTCGCCGACGAGAAGAACCGGATCGAACTGCCGAACCGGCGCGCGCAGATGATGGGGACGTTCGCGCGCGGCTTCTTCGTCTGGAACTCGGAGGTCGGCGCGAGCACGCTCGGCGCGTCGTTCTTCCTGTTCGACTACACGTGCTGCAACCGGATCGTGTGGAACGTCGAACACTTCCGCGAGGTCCGCATCCGGCACACCTCCGGCGCTCCGTCGCGTTGGCTGGAGGAGGTGGAGCCGGTCCTCATCGAGTACGCGGCGGCATCGGAGAAGCCAGTGATCGACGCGATCGAGGCTCAGCGCAAGGCGAAGATCGACGACATCGACGAGTTCCTCGCGAACCGGTTCACGAAGAAGGAGTCGGTGGCGATCCAGGCCGCGCACGTCGCGGACGAGGGACGGCCGATCGAGACGCGCTGGGACGCGATCACCGGGATCACCGCGTATGCGCGGTCGGTCCCGAACAACAACGACCGCGTTCAGCTCGAGCGTAAGGCCGGCGACCTGCTGGCCGCATAACCGGCTCAAGGACCCTCAAGCCCGTACCTCGGATGAAACCGGGGACGGGCTTGAGGAGTCAGGAGGGCCGGCCGGCCCTCCGTTACGAAGGGAGAACGACTATGACCGACGCGTTGATCGTGAAGATCGAACAGCCGCTGACGCTCGCTACCGGCGACTACCTCATCGTGACCGTCGACGTGATGGGCCGGGCCCGCTACAAGCACCTTCCGGCTGAACTGGCGACGATCATCCAGAAGGACGCGACGCGCAAGACCAGCAAGGGAAAGAGGGCGCTCGGACCGGTCCTGCGCGGGTTGAAGAGAACCGAGTTCGTCGACAAGGTCCTCACGACGATCCGGACGCCGCTGACGTTCGCGGCGATCCAAAAGAAACTGCCGGACTATCGCACGGGCCAGCTGTACGCGTTGCTGGCGCAGCTCATCAAGAACAAGCAGGTCCGGAAAGTCAACGACACCTATCTCGCCAACTGATCAACCTCATCACACGAAGGGAGAACCGAGCATGACGTTCCTTCAGACGATCACGATCTTCTTCGGCGCAGTCGCTAGCCTCAGCGCCGCACTGACCACGGTGATGTTGATCTACATCTTCACCTAGCGTCGATCGACGCGCCGACAAAAAGAGCCCGGTGACGCGCGTCGCCGGGCTCTTTAGTCTTCGCTAGGGAGAGACTTAGAACGCCGGACGCTACCTCCCGTGAGCTCCATCAAGACCGGCCGACCGGACCGGCGCGGGTCGAACCTAGTGCTTGCCGCCGGACCCGCCGTGACCGTGCCCGCCGCCGCCCGGAGAGCCGCCTCCAGGTGACCCGCCGCCTGGCCCCGGCCCGGACATACCGCCGCCCGAAGAGCCACCTCCGGGCGAACCTCCGGGCGCTCCGCCACCGGTCCCCGGGGAGCCGCCCGTTCCCGGTCCGTTCCCGACCCCGGAGGATGACCCTTGGTCACTCCCGGACCCGATACCGGCCGACCCCGGGTCCGCGCCTCTACCCGGTCCCTCGGCCTCACCTCCCCCGCCGCCCGGGCGCTCGCAGCGCGGGTCGAGGGCCGGGCGTTCCCAGCACGGGTCACGGACCGTCCCCTGGGCGGACCAGGGGAGAAGAAGGGCGGCGAGGACGGCGGCGACGAGGACGTTCACGACGACGGTGCTCCTTCGGGGCGTCCGGTGTCACGGCAGGCGCGGACCTGCGATCGCAGTCCGCCATAGTCGGCGATGTACCGCCGGGTCATCGCGTCGCGCGGCAGCATCTCCAGTTCGGTGGCGACGGCCGTGTTCTGCTCGGCGGTGTATTCTTTGATGCGCGGGCAGCCGTCCACGACGAGACCCTGCGTGCGCGAGGTGATGTCAAAACTTATTGTTCCGCAGCCGGTCAACCACGTCGTCAGGAGTAGGACCGTCAACGGCCGCGCCCAGCATCGCGTCCTTCGCCCGGTTCTGAGCCTCAAGATCTTTGACACGCTGCTCGTTCCTTCCCGCTTCGCGGTCCTCGTTTCTCTGCTTCGCGTTGAGAAACGAGGACACCATCTTGAAGACCGCGCTGCCGATCCCGATGATCCTCGCGATCAGTTCCATCAGAGGATCGGGATGTCGGTGTGACCGAGGTCCTCCAGCTTCTTCCGGATCTCCGCGCGCTTCGCGGCGAGCGCGGCGAGATCATCGTCGCTCGGTCCGCCATCCTTGTTGATGGTGTTGTAGATCTGTTCGGCCAGCGGCTTCAGCTCCAGGCCGAGCCGGATGATCGCCGGAGCGAGGGCGAGCGCCGAGGTGAGATAGGTGAGGGCGGCGGCGGGAACGATCGAAGCGACCATGATCGGCTCCTACTTCGTGAGGTTGTACTTGAGGACGATCGACTGCAGCGTGGCTAGCCCGACGTTCGCCAACCGGATCGCGTCTCCGGCGTCACCGGACGGCTGCTGCTTGAGGTACGCTTCGGCGTTCTTCAACGCGTCGTCGGCGGCTCCGAACGCGACCGCGATCTCGCGTGCAACTCCCGCGTCCTTGCAGAAGACGCCGGCGGCCTGCGGGCACGTCGGCAGCGACGCGTACTCGATCGCGACGGTGCCGAGCGCGACCACGGACGCCGAGATGGTGCCGACCGCTTTTCGCGCCTTTTCGCCGGTGATGATGCCGGACGCGTCGATCGGTCCGTTCGCCGCCGGGGTCGATCCCGAGCTGCCGCAGGCGACGAGGCCGATCGGCGCGACGAGCGCGAGGGCCAGATACAAGATCTTGATCATGGGGTAACTCCTGGTTGCGGTGGTGCCGGAGGGACGGGAGGCACGAGCGGCGGTACGGTCGGCGGCGGCGACGCCGCGTCCTTCCGCGCCGACGAAGCGGATGATCCGAGCCAATACGCGCAGGCGTCGCCGAACTTCGCGACGAGCGCACCGAGCAGGATGTTCATGATCGCGCTCATCGAGTCGGACAGGTCACCGAGCGGCTTGACCAGCAAGAAGAACAGCACGCCGAAGAACCCGATGACGATCATCACCGAGATGACGACGGTGCCGTACGCCGACAGGGTGTTGGTCCGCGCGACGTGATCGACCACGGTCATGCGCAAGCGCCGGCCGGTCGTCTGCAGCGGCGGTCGCGGGGGTTCCGGCGCGGTCGTGTCGGTCATTCAGTGCCCACCCTTGCTGAAGAAGAACTCTTTGACCAGCAGCCCGAACGTCGTGGCCGCGAGACCGGCGATCCCGCCGACCATGCCGATCTGCGCGAGCGCCTTGGTCCGGAAGTGCTCGAGAGACGAGATGCTGTTGCCGTGTTTCTCGACCACCATCAACAGCGGTTCCAGCTTGCCGACCGTTGATTTGATCTCGGCGAGATCCGACAGCATCCGCTCGCGCTGCGGGATGCCGGTATCCAGCAGCGTCTGAAGCCGTGTCTCGACGCGCTGACTGGTCTGCGCCATCTCGTGCATGCGCGTGCGACCGGTCGCGAGGTCCGCGACGATGTGCTTCAGCTCGCCCTCGATCCGGCCGATCGCCACGCCGTGATCGATCGGCCGCGTCTCCTGACCGCTCACAGACGGATCAGCCAGTTCACGATCGCGGCCGGCGGCACGTTCCCGGCGGTTCCCGTGCCGAAGTTGTTCGTGGTCGCGGTGATCCCCGTCGTGTTCGAGTTCGCAGCGGTGATCCCCGTCGTGCTGCTGCCGCTGTTCGGCGTGCTCGTTCCCCCCGTCGTACTAGGCGCTGCGCCGTCCGGATACGTGCCGAACGCGCCCGGCGCACCGGTTATCCCCGATAGCGTGAGGAGCGCGTTGAACCCGTGCGTGTGAGCGATCGTGTGGGTATGCCCCGGGTCCGTGACCGTGTGGGTATGCCCCGGGTCCGTGACGTTGACGACGTGGTTGTGCTGCTGGACGTTCTGGTTACCGCCGGCCGCGCCGATCGTCGTGCCCGTGATCCCGCTCACGCCAGCCGTGATCCGGTTCGCGGCCGAACCGCCCATGTCGTCCTTGCCGAAGACCGAGCGGCCGCGTAGGTCCGGTAAGTTGAAGGTAGTCGAACCGTTCCCCGGTCCCCACGCGACGCCGGCACAGGCGAACACGGAAGAAAAGGTGGTGCGGCTGATCGCCTGGCCAAACGTCAGCGCGTATCCGTTCGGTGCCGTCGAACCGGCGAACGGCTTCAGGTCACAGGGGTTGTCGGTGACGGACGGGTTCAGGAGGATGTAGTTCGTGCCGTCGTACAGCACGTCATACACGCCGCCCGCGACGATCTCGCCGCCCGCGAGGTTGACGGTGCCGATGTTCGTGACGCGCTTGATCGTGACGACGCCGAGCGCGAGCGGATTTAGCACGGTCGAGCCGGTGTTGGACAACGGTGAGATGAACCGCAGCGTCTTGCCCAGCGTCAGCGTGTAATCGGTCGGCGAGACGGCCGAGACCGTGATCGCGTTCGCGGCACCGCCTACCGACGTGGCGTAGTAGACGATGTTGTCGACCGATACCTCGGCCGTCGAACTGGTGAGCTGATCATAGATCAAGTTGCCGGACGAGTCGCGCACGATCATCCGGTACTGACCCGAACCGTAGATGACCGCGAAGCCGCCCGCGTCCAGTACGACCGGGTTAGTGTTCAGGATAGTTTGGTTCGCGTTCTGCCACGTGTTCTTCAGCGTAGTCGTGTTCGGAACGTAGAACGTGATCGAGCCCGAACTGAGCGAGTTGCCGTTGACGTCAAAGAACTGCTGCTTGCCCGGCGGCAGCAGCGTGGCGGCGTTCACCGAAAAACCGGTTAACGCGAGCGAGGTAACGAGGATAAAATACAGGGTGATGATGGATCGGATAATCTTTGGCATCGTCGTTTCCCTTGCGATCATCGCGATCGCCGGCTTCGTGTCCGGGCTACTCGCTGGGTTGCTGAAGGCGGTTCGTGGGCGGTATCATCGCTCGGGGAGCGCCGCGAGCGAGCAGGTTGTCTACGACGCGGTTCCCCACCCCACCCGGAAGCGATGGCTGGATGGCCGTCTGCGGCGATAGCATCTTCTGCAGTAGCAGGTTCGTAAGATCCTCGTTCACCGACTTGTACGCCAAGCTCGGTATCTTGAACAAGACGTTACCCGATACCTTGCCGAGACCGGTCTCGATACCGGCTTGACGCATCAAGTTCTGCAGCACGAGGTTCTGGACCGTGTCCGACCCGACCGCCTTGCCTTTCGCGGTCGATCCCGCCATGCGCAGATCGTCACGGATCGCGTTCAGCGAGTCGAGCGCCTGTTCGGGGATGGACTTCGCCTTGTTCACGCCGGACTTCGCGATCTCCTTCTCGATCTTTTTGATCGCCTGATCGACGCCGCGCACCGACAGGTTGCCGGCGGCGTCGGTTACGTTGAGGCCCTGAAGGTACTGCTGAACGTCGATCGGCCGCGACATCGACTCGTAGGTCCTGAGATACTGCTTGAAGCCGGGTGCCGACCGCTCGAGAAGACGATCGAGCTGATCACGCACCTCGATCAGCTCCTTCGACGCCAGCTTCGCGACCTTCGACTTCTCGTCCTGAGCCTTCGATGACAGCATGTCGTTGATCGACTTACGGATACCGTACAGCTGCTCGGGATCGGCCTCCAGCTTCGTATCACCCTGACCGATGGCCTTCCGCGCGTCGGCCACCGCTCCGGTCGCGAGCTTTCCGGACGTCTTAACGCTCTTCAACCCGTCGATCAGCTGCGCCTCGTCGATGTTCCCGCGTTTCGCGCTGTTCATCAAGCGCCGGACCTCGAGAAGCGCGTTCTGGTCCGTCGAGGAGGTGACGCGGCTACCCGTCAGCAACGCCTTTATCGGTCCGATCGCTTGGTCGATACGATCGTTGAGCGGGTTGTCGATCTCCAGCTTGCCGCGCAGACCCTCCAACGTCGACACGACCTGATCGCGCTTACCGGACGGTGACGCGAGGATGTCGTCGATCTTCTTCACCACCGATCGCGCGTTCACCGGCTGCGCGTTCGCGAACGCCCTGTCGCGGAGAACCGTCGTGGCCGTCTCGCGCGCCGTCTCCATCTGAGTGATGGTGTCCGGCGTTCCGGCCATCGATCGCCACAGCGCCTGACGCGCGTCCATGTTGCCGGCCTCGACCGCGTTGAACTCGTTCGGTGCGACGTTGCGCAGCTGCCGCTCGACGCCCGCAAGTCCCGGGTTGCCCGTCGCCTGGGCTAACGTCGGCTCAGACCCGGGCACCGGTGACGACCTAGCGGCGGTTGGTCCGCCGGCCGCGAAGTCGCCGATCGCACGGTCAACGATCTTCTCCTGACCGCGCTTCGTGAACGGCTCGACGGCGGCGGCGAGACCCTTCCCGACGTTCGCCGCTCCCCGGTATATCAGGGGGGCGAGAGGGCCGAGAGCGGCACCGACCGCGCCACCGACGAGCGCGTTGTCCCCGGCCGAGGTCTCCCCTTGACCGGTCAGCATCGCGTTGCCGGCCGCGCCGGCACCCGCGCCCGCGACCGCGCGTGATGCGCCGGTGCCGACGCCGAACGGTCCGCCGCGAAACGCACCGGTGAGGAAGTTGCCGGCCTCGGCGAGCGGTGCGCGTGCCGCCTGAGGCGCGCCGCGCAGCAGCAAGTTGCCCGCGCCGGTCACCGCCTTCGTCGCGAGCCCCATCGGCGCGACGAGACCGGCGATGTTGCCCGCGATCTCGGCGGTACCGGAGCCGACCGGCGAGTCTTCCTCGTATTTCTTCTTCGCACCAGAATACGCGGTGTGCGCGTAGTCGTAGTCCTTGCCCCAGTTCGACCAGTCACCGGTCTTCAGTGCCTGCTTCGTCGCCGCGCCGAACGCGGAAAGCGTCGGACCGGCACCGAGAGTGTAGCCGGACAGCAGTTCGCGCAGCGGTCCCCACTCCGCACCGGAGTTAGCCGCCAGCTTCCCCTCGGACTGGTTCGTTCCTGCCAGTTGATCGAGGATCGGCGTACCGGCTTCGTCCTTTTTGCCGATCAACGCGTCGAGGATCGGTGTGTCGGTCACTGCTTCACGCGCGGGTCAGCGACCCACCCCTTGGTGATCGCGAAAGAGTAGTCCTTCTCGAACTGCTTCTTCTCCTTTGTCGACATGTCCCTGACCATGAGGTCGATCGCTTTCGGTTCCATGTACATCGTCTGGAACACGCGCGGGTTGAAGGTGCGGCCGAACTCCTTCGAGAACTTGCCGTAGGTGCCCGGACCGTTGCCGGCTTCCTGCCAGGCCTGCCACTCGTCCGCCTTGGTCTTCAACGCATCTTCGTTCCCGAGCATCATCGAGATGATGCCGTCGCGTCCCATCCTCGTAAGATACGCGGAGGGGTTGGCCTTCATCGCCGCGCCGAGCTTTTCGTCGGTGCCCGTCCCGATCGTCTGCAGCTGCTTCAACGCGATCTGCGACGCGATCTTGTCGAACTCTTCCTGACCCGCCGTTCCCTTCGGATCGAACGGGATACCCCAGGTGTTAGCGAACTGCTTCAACTTCAACGCCATATCCGCTGTAGGACCACCGGCAAACGTCTTGCTGAGCGCGCGCAGGTTAAACAGGTCCGCCTTGCGCGTCGGAACCTGATCGGCCTGCTGCGACAGCTCCACGCCCTGCTTCGCCGACGCGTCGGCCTGCGTGCCCGCACCCAGCTTCGGCCCGGTAGCGGTTGGCGTAGCGGTGCCACCGACACCTTGCCCCGCAACGCCCGCGCCGCCAACGCCGAGCTGCTTGAGGATCTGAGCCTCGGTCATCTTAAACTCTTGACCTTCTTCGTTCTTCAGCGTAACGAGTCGGTTCGCTTCCGGTGGCGATAGACCCTGATCGTTGCGCGGCAGCTCGGTCGCACCGCCACCGAGCTTCAGCCAGGCTGCCGCCGGCACGGCCATCTTCACCGTGCCACCGCCCGGCAACGGCACTATCATCTCACGCGGCGCGGCGGCCGAGTCCGGTGAGAGACCGATCGGGATGGACTGGCCGCTGGTCTTGATCTCGCCGCCCGGCATCTGCGTGTACGGCACGAGCTTGTTGCCGGCGTTCGCCATGCCGCTCGTGCCATACATGAAGTTGACCTTCTGCTGCGCGTCCAACGTCGGGATCAGGTAGTTCTGCGTGACCCACTGACGCAGCGCGCGCGGATCGCCGCCCGGCGGCATGCCCATGAGTATCTGCGCGGTCTGTTGCGACGTGAGAAAGCCCTGATCCATCAGGTTGGAAAACGCCATCGCGACGTCTTTTTGGTTCAGATCTTCCTTGCCGGCGAGCGGCGACATGATCTTCGCGGTGTAGTCAAACCGATCCTTGGCGATACCGAGCTGCTTTGACATCATCTCGAGCTGACGCTGGCGCTGCTGCTGAACGCGCTCCATGATCTGCGGCAGCAGGCGACCCGCACCCATGCCCTGCGCGGCCTGCGCCATCTTGGTCATGTCCGGTAGGCCGGTCTCCGGGTCGATCGCAGCCTTGGAGTAGAGCTGGTTCTCCATCGACTTATCGGCGAACTCCTGCTGGAACAGCCGGTTCTGGTTCGCCTGCTGCTGGATGCCCATCATCGTGGACATCATCTGCAGCGGATCACGCTGCTGAAGCGCGTTGTTCTTCGGATAGAACGACGTATCAAGCATGCCCATCGTCATGGCGATATCCTTACGACAGCTTGCCGGAGGTGCTGAACATGTTGCCGCCACCGAACAAGCTGCTCATCATCGACATGTTGCCCATGTTGCCGAGCGCGCCGCCGAGCGAGTTGAACATCCCCATGATACCGGCGGCGTTCGCGTTGCCCTGCTGCATCAGCGCGTTCGACCCGAGCCCGGCGAGCTGCATGTTGTTGCCGCCGACGTTCGCACCGGTCCCAAACATGATCTGCGCGATCGCGCGCGCCGTGTCCATCTCGTTCCCGGCGAGCGCGCCGCCCGTCGCCATGTTGTTGCCGCTGATCGTGTTGCCGAGTCCCATGGTGCGGTTCGCCATCGACTCGTTGCCACCGAACAGCATGTTCGCCATCGAACCGGCCGCGCTCGCGCCGCCACCGATCATGCCGCTGATCCGCGAGAACAGGTCGTTCCGGTTCGACAGCTCGCGCTGAAACTGGTTGCCGTAGGTCTGATCCGCCAGACCGGTGGCGAACTCTGACGCGCCCTTCAGCTGCGCGCCGGACAGGCCGAGGCCGCGCGTCGTGGCGGACTGTTGCTGCGCGCGAAGGCCCTGGTTCAACGCGAACTGATACCCCGGCGTCTTCTCCAGCGCTTCCTGATCCATCACCAACGGGTTCATCAGGAGGTTCTTGTTCGCGTTGAACGCTTCGATCCCCTCACCGCCGAGCGCGGCGTACGGTGACAGCTGATCGAGGCCCAGCGACATACCACCCTGCGTCAACAGGTTCGACTGGATCAAACTGTCCTGGAGATACTTGTTCGAGACGTCGCGACCGCCGATCAGATAGTTCGACGCCGAGTCCCTCCCCTGTCCCAGGATCTCCTTCGCCTTCGCAAGCATCTCCTCCTGGAACTGCTTCGACATCATGAACTGGTTCTGAGCGAACTGCATCGCCTTGTCCGCAGCCTTCGACTGCGACGAGGAACCGAACAAGCTGCCCAGGCTACCGAAGATGCCGTTCAGCGCAGAACCGCCGAGCATCATCGTGAACGGATCAAAACCCATGGTGCTGTCTCCTAGTTCAGCGCCGTCCAGGCGTTGTCACCGAAGAAGAATACATACATCTTCTTGTTCGTGTAGTCGGCGTAGAACGCGGACTGACCCGAGTAGACGAGCGGCGTTCCGATGGGTGGACCGTCACCGCCGGCCACGTAGAGAAACCCGCGATCGGCCACGGGGTCCAGGGGGGCGCCGGAAAACACCGCGCTGCCCGCGCCGCCCGCGCCGGTCCGCCGCCACAGCGAGGTAAGAAACCGGTACCAGATCAGCGTCAACCGACCGCCCTTCTCGACGACCGGCTGGTTGAGATCCGGAAAACCTTGGAACTGCGTGTCGCTCACGTCTTGCTGACTCCGGATACTTCGACGAACGCGCCCTGCAGCGCCGCCTTAGCGTTTATTGACCAGCTGAGCTCGAACACGCGGTTGCGGCCATATCCGAGCCGTGACCAGTTCGGCGTCGTGTTGTACGTGCCGGTCTTGCCGATCGACTGCAGCACCGTGTTACCCCAGGTGTTGCCGCCATCGTCCGACCAGCGCAAGCCGATCAACGGATCTTCACCCGGCTGCATGATCGTGCCGGCATCGATCCACGCGGTGAACTGACGATAGAGAACGCGCTTTCCCTCTTCTACGACGTTCGCCCACGACCGGACGCGCGTGATCGGCGACGCGTCGTCTACGAACAGGTCAAGACGGAGCTCGTAGATCGCGCCGTTCTCCCAGTCGATCGTGATGTTCTTGTCGTAGGCGAACGCCACGCCGTTCGCACGGATGCGGTTGAGCGTGCCGTCGTCAGGATCAGTCCAGGCACGTTCGTGCCACAGGTTCGTCGCACAGTCAAACACCCAGGTGGCGTTGGCGGTCGGGAACACCAGGATGTAGAACAGGTGGCCGTTCTGCTGGTAGGTAAAACCCACCGCGTCGGCCACGGTCGAGTATCCCGCGAGGACGTTCTCGATCGCCGAGGTGCTGATCCGTCGCGCCTGATATCCTTCGCCACGATAGACGATGTGCGTGCCCTGCCGGTCCTGGCCGAGCCAGAACGTCCAGACATCCGCCTTGGCGACGGAGTACTTCGCACCGCAGCCGTGTTCCATGAACGAACCAGGCTGACGCTCGAAGATCGCGTCGGTCGCGCCCGCGTTGTAGAACACTTCAGTCGTCAACTCGCCGAGGAGCCAGACCTGATCGAGCGACGCGATGATCGAGATCAGCGGGTCCGGCGAACCGGACTTCGCGGCGAAGTCGAGCGGGTCGAACACCAGTGAGGTCGGTTCGCTGTAGTAGAAGATCGGTGTACCAGGCTTGTTCAGCACGAACCGCAGGCTCGCATAGTCCACGCGGTCTGCGCCGTAGAAGTTCGGATCGACGAACGGCGCGAACGTGTCGGTCGCGAGATCCCACATATAGCCGTTCGGCGTCCCATCCACCAGCAACGCGTCCACGCCGTTGTCCGCGATGTAGCACGGGTTCGGCGGCGAGCTGATCGAACCGAGAAGCGTGTATACCCAGGCGCTCGATATCGCGTAGACGTTCTGCGCGACCACGGCGTACAACGCGCCGTTGGACGCGCGGTAGATGCAGCGCCCGGAACCGGCGGCCGGCGGCGCACCGAGCTTCAACGATCCTGGCGTCTGGTAGTGTGTGAACGGGAACGTCGACTCCGACGGGTTGGTCTCCGGATACAGGTTCACGCACCGCTGCGCCGAAGCGAGAAGCGACTGAGCGACGTAAAAACCACCGGTAAGTGGAAGCTTCATCAGTGAACCCGTTGACAGAACACGTCGTTGTTCCAACACATCCGGATCAAGTTCAGCTCATCCGGATCGGCGGCGACGATCGACCCGTCCGCGTGGTACAACACGAAACCTTTCAGCGGCGCGCGACGAACGTACGCGACCTCGCCGGTCATGAACGCTCGGAACTCCGCAGCCGACAGCGCTCTCTTAATAAATGCTGTCCGAGTATACATTGTACAGACCCGGACGGATGAGTTCAGACTGAACTTCGAGCGATGCAAGCTGGACGTTCGCGCCGCGCACGACGTTGAGCGCGTCCTTTGCCAATCGCATCAAGTTCTCGTTCGGCGGGAGCTGATAGATCAACAGCAGCCGCTGCGCCAGACAGAACCGCAGCGCCGCCTCGTATTCCTCGGGCAACACGATGATGGTGTTGAGATCGACGAACCGCTGCAGTGTCGATTTCACCGATACGAACATCTCGTAGATGTTCGCCTGCGGGATCGGCCAAAAGTACAACGTGCCGAGCGGGAACGTCGGTTCGTAGTACACCCAGTTCGGAAACGTCTGAAGCGTCTTCAACGAGATCTGGTTGTACTGTTCGCGCGACGGAATGATGGTGAGACCGAAGTCCACCTCGTTGTTCGGCTGCCCCGTCTTCTGACGGAAGTACGCTGACTCGATCTTGTCCGGGCGCGAGATGCCCGTGCCCGTGTCAAAATCACCCCCTGGCCCCATCGAGTAGGTCTGCGCGGCCGTCGATATCTTGCTGATGGTGCTCAGGTACGGGATCAGAAACCGCTTGCGTCGCCACTGCGCGAGCATCTGGTTCAGTGCCGTAAAGGAGTCGTTGATGTCTTCCGCCAACGCCGTTTGACCGACGCCGATGATGCCCGAGTCCTTGAGAGCCTGAAGGCAGATATCTCGCGCGGTGGTCATGGATCAGCCCTTTGCTTCGGTCGCTTGTTCAGTCAGGTCGGCTTCGGTCTCGTTCGACAGCTTGTTCTTGCGACCCACCGGCAATTTCAACTTGGCCAGCGTCGCTTCCTCTTCCTCAGGGGAGTGGACGGTCACACGCTTGCCCTCCGGTCCGAGAAGCTTCGGGTACTCGTGAAACACGTACTTCGGAAATTCCATGTTCTCGTAGCGGTTGAAGATCTTTGGTTTCGGCATGTTGCTGCACCTTTCGATCGAAAGAAGGCCGGGCGGCCGAAGCCGCCCGGTAGTTTGGGAGGAAACGACGAACGAGATCGGTTAGATCTTGTCCGCCACCACGCAGCCCCACTCGGGGCGCACGTAGAGGAAGCCGTAGAGGATGTCGAGCCGCGTGATCATCTGATCGGTACCGACGAGGTAGTCGGTGATCATGCGCATCGACACGCCGTCGAACGACTCGCGCGCGGCCTCGTGGACGCCGCGCGGTAGTTCCAGGTCAGCGGTCGCCATCGTCACCGCATCCGGAGCGTATGCGATGTTGTGACGGTAGATCTCGCTGGCCTTCGTCGTCAGAGACAGCGCGGCCAGGTTGGCCGGCGAGGCCGTAACCGTCTGGTACTGCTGCTTGACGCCCGCGATCGCCGGGATGATCGCCGGGTACAGGGTGACCGACGTGCCGAGCGCCGCCACGTCCGACTGAACGGCAAACTGTCGAAGCTTGCCCGTGGTCTCCTTGGTGACCCGGTTGACCGCGTACACGCCCTCGATGGTGATGATATCACCAGCGTTCAGCGTGCCGGTGATCGCGTTCAGCAGCAGCGTCGTACCGGTCTGGTTGGCACCGGCCACCGTGCCGGCGGTGAAAGTACCGGCCTGATGCTTGATGACGGTCTGATCCATCATCCAGTTCGAGAAGCCAAGAGCCTGTCCGCGCATCGAACCGGTCTTGTACTGCTCACTGATCTGCGGCTGTGGATTGAACAGCCCCGTCAACGACCCGACGACACGCGCGTCGGTCCACGGATCGTTGATGACCTTGCGGTCACCCATCGGACCCGAGTTGTCGTTGAGATAGGCACCCGCCTCGAGGAATTGAGTCGCGGTCGGCGCGATGATGTTGTTCGAGCCGTCCACGTTCGAGACGAAGTTGCAGATCCCGGTTTCGCTGCCCGACATGATGTCGTTAGCGATGTCACCGGCCAGGTTGTTGATCATGGGCGACAACACTCGCTCGGAATAGTCGTCCAAGCTCATGGTGCGCTCGGCCGTGCTGAACGAGACGTCGACACCCTTCTGGGTGGCGAGCGTCATCGTGATCTGCTGTTCCGTCGTGGACTGGACCTGAAGCGCGGTGCCCGTCCGGACGGTGTAGTCGTTCGGCAACCGGATGCGCAGCGTGGTGCCGATCTTGGCACCGTCGCGTGCATACTGGTCGTCGTACTGTCGATTGATGTTCTGGATGAAGGCGTTGCTGTTACGGAACAACCGCACCGCCTCCCGCGTGATCATATCGATCGTCAGAAGACTGTTCATCTAACCCTCGTTGAAGATGAAGTTGATACGTGCTCGGCTGCCCAAGCTGAGCGGATTAAGGCGATGCACCGACTGTAGCCTCGGTCGGGACGAGAACACCAGCGATAGCCTCGGCTGGGACGAGAACACCGACGATAGATCCGATCGGGTCGGAAGCGAGTCTTACCGTCGCTCGCTACGACGAGAACGGGTCAGCTGGCTCGTGCAGCGCGACGCGCGGCCACGTCGGCGTCGCGCTTCTTGACCCAATCATCCATCGACACGTTCTTCGTGTCGTAGAGATCGACCTGACCGGCGGCGGCCGTGCCGCCACGCAGCGTGCGGACGGGCGCGGGAGCGCCGGTCAGCGTCACGGTCCTGCCGTCGCTCGGAACCACGCCCGAGCCAGCTTCAACCACGCCCGTGTTCTTCGCGGCCTTCAGATCGTTGCTGATCTGTACCAGCGCGACGGTCCGGGCCATCGCGGGCATCGCCGCGATCTGCTGCGCGCGGATCGGGTTCTTCCCGAGGAAGTACATCACGTCCTCGGGATCGGGCAGGTTCACAGCGGTCTCCAGCGCTTCCCGGTTATCCGTGAACCCGGTCTGCTTCAGTGTGTCGATCGACTCCTTGAAGTCTTTGTACGCCACCGTGCCCCGGCTGAAGGTGTCGTTGCACTGTTTGTCGAAGAGGATCTTGGCCGCCTTGCTGTCGGCCAACACGTCGGCGACCTTCGCGATATCCTCGTCGTTGACCTGACGCGTCGGTTGCTGACGCGGCGTCACCGACTCCGGTGCCGCATCGCCAACTTCCTCGGTGAGGTTCGCCGCCGCGAGACGAGCCTTCAGCCGCTTGTTCTCGGCGTCGGCCGCGTCGCGCAGCTGCTTTTCCTGCGCCTTCTGGAACGTCAGCTCGCTGATGCGCTGGTCCTTCCACGCGTCCGGTGCCGGCGTAACCTTTACCGGCGCGGCCGGCGCGGCCGGATCGCCGCTCTCCTCGGTCTTCGCGGGCGCGGCCGGCGCGGCCGGATCGGCGCCACCACCGCCACCCTCGTTCGCCGTGTCGAACAGCCGTCGATACCAGATCTTGTCCATTGCACTCTCCTTTTTACGCTCGGATGATGCCGACGCGCGGTTTCTTACGATCGATGAACGTCTGATCGAGCGCCAGCGCGTCGATGATCTCTTCCTTGTCGTTCTCGGACAAGGCGGTAGACGTCAACGACTGTGCCAGCGCCGCGCGCGCCGGCATGAGGAACAAGTGATAGTTCACGTTGACCCAGTTCGTCCGGTTCGGATGCAGCTTGGCAAAGATCGCGTCGGTCATGTACGACTCGTACATCTCGGCGGCGATGACCCGGGCGACCTTCGATATCCGCCAGTGCGCGTTACGTCTCATCACATCCCCTGACCGTTCGGCATCGGCGCGATCTGCGGCTCGACCGTTTCCGGTTCGATGTTGATCAGCTGAGCGTTCACCAGTAGCTGTTGCACGGTCGCGAGGACCTGATCCGGCGTCATGCCCGCGCCCAGCACCTTCATCCGATCGCTGATCGCGCGGTACCCCTCGATCTCGCGATCGGCCTCGAGCTTCTTGTACTTCAGATCCTTCTCCTGCATCGTCGCGGTCAACGTCTCTACGAGCTGCTGGAGCTGAGCGACCTGCGCCTGCATCGCTTGAACGTTTGGCGGTGGCGCTTCGCCGAGAACTTCCGGCGGCACCGTTCGCTTGAGCCGATCGGCCAGTTCCTCCGACCCAGGGAAGTCGGCGCTGCGAAAGGCCAGGTCGGAGATGAGCGGTGCGATCTGCTGGTTCTGCGCGATGATCATCATCAGCGCGTCGAACGCTTCCTGACGCCGCGTCGCGTACGACGGTCCGATCGTGACGCGCACGTCGTACCGGCCGACCTTCGGGTTGAAGATCTTCTGGACTTGACCGGTCAGCACGTTTCGCTGCTGCGTCATCGCCTGCGCCGCCTGCGGATTGACGGTCACCTGGTCCTCGGTACCGTCTTCGCCAAGGATGCGGATGACCCGCGCGGTGTCGTAGATCAACGGCACCCACTGAACGAGGACGCGGCCGGTGTGACGGATCGCCAGTCCCAGGTTGTCCGCGTAGTGAAGCGTTGCGCGATCACCCTGACGTTGCCGGTTGTTGATCGCCTTGCCCGTCCGCTCGTTCGCCGGCTGTCCCATCATCGACTGGTACTGGCCCGACGCCATCATCATCTCGTTGTTGGCGACTTCCATGCCGGACATGAAGCCGGACGGCATCGTCGGCGGGTTGATCCGCTGCGGCGGCGCGATCTCGTTGCCGTCGTCATCGCGGTTGTTGTACGGCAGAACGGAGGTGTTCGCCCGGTTCGCCTGACGCCAGTACACCTCGTAGTTTTCGATCGCAGCAGCCGGCGCGAGCCATGGTGTCTTGGTCTGGATCGCCAACGCTTCGACGGCCGACGAGGACCAGTAGTTGTACATGCGCTGAGGATCTTTGAGCGCGCGCGTGTGACCCTTTCGATCCATCCGACCGTCGATGATCGACTCCTCGCCCGGAACGCGGATGATCGGGATGTACGTGCCGACGATCTCACCCTCTTCGAGGATCTGCATGCCTGACATCACGTACCACTCGATCCGCGTCGTGATGATCGTCCGGCGCTGGATGCGATCTTCGTCCAGCAGCTTTCGCGTCAGGTTGTCGGCACCTAGCTTTCGGATCGTCGACTCACGGACGAACTGGTTCACGTCCGGCATGAAGATCAACGTATCTTCTTCGTCCACACGCCGGTAGTACTCGCAGACGCGGTAGTGATCGTCGTCCGTCCGGTAGCTGAAGTCGCCAAAAATCGACTGCGCGCCCTTGTTCTTGAACTTCGGGTAACGTTCGTTGAACTCGGTCTTCAACATGTTCTCGAAATGAAACGCGAACTTCGCGTCTGACCCATCCTTCTCCTTGATGTCGGGGTCCATGTACACCGACAACGGATCGAGGATCGGCCGGATAAAGATCTCTTGATCGAACGTGTTCCCCGCCGCGTATCCCGTCTCCAGTCGCCAATATCCGATCCCGGCCTTCACCTGGAAGTCGGCCGCGAGCTGATACGTCGCGTCGGCGTTGCTGATGTCTTCGATGTGGCGGATGACGCCCTGAAAGATGTCAGCCGAAGCCTTGTTGGACTCACTGCCAACCGCGATCACCTTCGGCGACGGTTTGTTGTCGCGCATGTCGTTCAAGATCTGAAGGTTGAACTGACGTGTCTTGTTGATGGTAAGACACGGGCGCTGGTCGATCTCCCGGTTGCGCCGGATGTCGTTCGGCCACTGATACGCGTTGTCCGCGTCTGCCTCGGCGAACTTAAGGTCCTCGAGAAAGTTGCGACGCGCGTACGACTCCCACCGCGCGGTCCGTGTGAAGTTTCCCTTCGCTTCCATGATAACTTCGGTATCGGTACCGCGACGCGCCATGATCAGCCCATCCAAGCTTGGTTAGCGCTCGATGACAGATCACCGAGCTGAACCTTGCGGCGTTCGACCGGCGGCTCGAGGTCTAGCTTCTTCGCCACCTTCGCTAACGATGTCAGTGCCGAGTAGATGTAGGCTTTCGACGCGTGCGAATGAATGTCGTGTTCCGGTTCTCGGTTCCGCTGACGCGTGTGCGGATCAATCTTATACTTCCAATAACGAAGGTGCTGCAGACCGTCCGTGCATTTCTCCTGATCGAAGTACGAGTTGGGAAACGTCGTGCGCGCCGCGTTGAGCTGGTCCTGCGTGGACTGCGCCGGGATGACCCGGACCTTCCCCGGGAACACCGCGCGGACCTGCTCTTCTACCGTCATCTTGCTACCGAGCTGCTCGGCCTCACCGTCGTGCGGAAGGTAGTGCGTGCCGTACACGTAGCTCCGGCGCTGTAGCTCCTCGAGGTAGTGCGAGATGTGCTTACGGTTGTTCTCGTAGAAGTCGATGTACCGCCACTCCATCCCGACACGCTGCCGGAACCAGATCGACGTGTTGTCGCCGCGCCCGAGGTCCCACACCGTGTCCACCGGCGACCCGACGAAGTACGGGACCTTGGTGATGCGACCCGCCAGTTCGGCCGCGCGCATCTCTTCGGCGAACACCGCACCCTCAAGCCATCGCAGGCACTGACCTTCCCAGACGTGAAGATACTCGTCCTCCGGCTTCGTCCGACGATCGTGAAGACGAGCCTCATTCAGGACCTTCGGGAACCACGGGTTGTGCTGCCAGGTCATCTTCACGACGGCCGCGTCCGGTGGCGTGTTGACAACGAACAGCTTGTAGGTCTCGTCGGTGTCCAGCTCCGGGTTGAACGAGACCCAGATCTCGGAGCCGTCCTTTCGGATCGTGGGGATCAGCTTTGTCCACGATGCCTTCGAGGTGGTGTTCGCTTCTTCCACCCAGACGATGTCGATCGCTTCGAACGACGCGATCTCGTTGAACTGTTTGCGCAACCCGAAGAACCTGAACTTGGTTCCGTTCGCACCTTCGATCTTGTTCTCGAAGATCCGGTAGTGATCCGTCAGATCCAGCAACCGTATCTGATCCTGGAGAAGCTGATGCGACGAGTCCGCGAGCGTGTTCTGATACTCACGGCAGCAGAGGATACGTTTCTTGCTCTGGTATCCCTTGATCAATAACGCCCGGGCGAAGTTCCATGACTTCGCGGCACCGCGACCGCCGTACGCTATCTTGAACCGCTTCGGATCGAAGAGGAACCGCGTGATCTCGGGGAACTGAGCCCCGATCGGTACGTCCTCAACTTCCTCAATCATCGGCCGTACCCTTCGGCGTCACGTCAACGAACGCGGGCATCAGCGACTTCCCCGGCGGTACGACCTGCACGCTACCAGGGGAGATGAAGGTGATGCGCACGTCGCGCGTCGGACGTTCGTCATCGTCGCTCTCGTCGGGCTGCGACTGCCAGCGTCGACGCGCGCGGTTCCTCAACCAGAACATCTGCGCGGTCGTGTCGGGCGGGATCGTCTTCTCGAGATCGATGACTTCTACCTCCTCGAGATCCTTGCCCTTCTTCACCTTGATCGCGACCTGATCGGTGACGATCGTCCCGATCGCCCGGTTGTACAGCGCTTCGGCGACGCGCGTGTCCGCCTCCAGCTCGCCCTTCCGGCAGGCGAGATCGAACGACTCGATCGTGTTGCGCCAGCGCGAGATCGAAGTGGCCGACACGCGCAGCATCTTGGCGAGCTGCTCATCGGTCGCGCCCAGCAGCTTAGCACGAAACGCGAGATCATCGAACTCAGGCGCGTACTTTGTACGCTCGCCCGTCTTCAACGTCGGATATGCCGGCGTGCGCTTGGCCATCAGTTGATCAGGTAGTTGCAGGTGATGATGATGTCCGTCGCCGCGCCGAGCGCCGCGACCGGGATGCTTTGAGCCGTGTTCGCCGATCGGTTCTCGACTATGGCGATCGACGTGGTGCTGGGTCCGACGATCGCCGTCCAAAAGAAATAGCCGCCGGTCAACGTCACGTTGTTGACGTTGCCGAGCGAGCAGGCCGGAAGTAGGTTCGTGACGTTTCGCGCGGTGAACGGCAGCCCGGTGATAAGGACGTTCCCCGCGATCGTACCGCCGATCGCCGAGGTCGTGACGCGGCCGTGAACCGTGACGTTGTTGCCGATCCGAACGTACCGCCCGACCTGAACCGTGTAAGTCTGCGTACCAGCCGTGGTGCTGCCCGCGATAACCGGCGTCCACGATCCCTCGGCATAGTCACTGGCACCGGTCGTCAGCGTGATCTGATCCCACTGCGGTGCGTTCGACGCGCCGGTGTTCGACAGGTACCGCGTCGCCGTGGTGTTCTTCGCCAGCTTGCTAAGGACGTTCGCGGCCGACGCATACAGCAGGTCACCCTGCGCGTAGGTGGACTGGTTCGTGCCACCGTTCGCTTCGGGGAGGACGCCCGTCACGCCGTCCGGCAGGTTGACCTGCGACCACGCCGGACCGTTAGACGCGCCCTGGTTCGACAGGTACCGCGTCGCCGTGGCGCTCTTCGACAGTCGGCTCCAACCGGTCGTGGTGCTGCCGTACAGCAGGTCGCCCTGCGTGACCGTGCCGGTGTCGGTGCCGCCGTTCGCCGAGGCCAGCACCCCGCTGACCGAGTTGGCCATGTCGACCGTGCCCCAGGTCGGCGGACCGGCCGCGTTGCCGTGTAGGACGAGCGTGGTGGTACCGAGCGATACCGGCGTGCCCGGCGGCGATCCGGCACCACCACCGAGCACGAGCGCGTTAGAGGTGAGCGCGGAGGACGACACCAGCGTGGTCGGCGTGGAAAACGCCAGGACGCCGCCGGCCGATCCCGAGGTCAACCCGGTGCCGCCAAACGGCACGGTGACGGTGCCATAGATCGGATCGGCACCCGCGCCCTGCGTCAGCAGCGGTTGACCGTTCGTTCCGGGCGGCAGACAGGTCCAGACCGTCGCGTTGCGGAACAATAACGATCCGCGCGCCGTGCAGATCGTATCAAGGACGACCGCGACCGACGCGTAGCTCGGATCGGCGGACGGTCCATTGGATCGCAGCAGCGTGTTCGTAGAACCGGGCAGCAGGCTCGTCATCCCACTGACGCCCGGTCCCTTGCCGATCGGGATGGCGTGGTTCTGAACGGTCCCGGTGAACGACTGCGCCGAGACCTCGGCCGCGAACAGCAGCCCGAAGAGCCCGGCGATCAAGCGCTTCATCATGCGACGTACCACCCGGTCATGTCGTTGAGGGCGCGGAGCGATATCGCGGCACCGTCAGCCGCGAGCGTCCACGTGGCCAGCTTGTCGATCGTATCCGCGCCGTCCGGCACGATCGTGATGTTGAACGTGCCGGCGTTCTGCGCCAGGTCCTTGATCAGGACCGGTGCAAAGTTGTATCCGCGCTCGACGAACTCGGTCACCGAGGGCAGGTATACGGTGGTCGCCTGCGGCACCGTCTTGTCGATGAGCACCTGAACGTCGCCGGGCTCGATGTCGATGTCGCCCGGGTCCGTGATCACGCGTTGAACCATGTTCAGGTTCAACCGCAGGATCAGCTCGTTCACCGCATCGACGACCTGGTTCATCTCCTCCCCCGGAAACAGCCGATACCAGGGTTGGAACGGACGGATGAACGTGAGGACGCCGGTGGACACGTCGTTCGAGATGAACATGTCCGTCAGGTATTCAGACGGAACGAAGATGACCGGGATCTGAGGTGAACCAGCCATGCTAATACACCTTGCCGCGACGAACGAACCGACGTCGACGCTGCGTCGCACCACCGGCCGGCGGCGGGATCGGCGGGACGAACGGCGGCGTGAACGGCGTCGACGGTATCTCCGACGCACGTAGCCCGCCACGTCGGATCGCTTGGCGGCCCTCGTTCAGCGGACGGAACCACGACCCGGCCTGCACTCCCGGACCGGTGTAACTGATGAGACCCATCGCGAACGCGAACTGGTTCGCGGCGCGCAGACCGGGACGCTTCGGTGCCGGCTGCGACAACGGCATCAGCCAGGTGCCCGGTTCGGCTGCCGGAATGACGATGAGCTGAACGGTCTGAAACGCGGCCGGGATGCTCGCTGCGTGAAGACCCGGACGCTTCGGTGACGGTTGGTTCAACGGTCGGAACCACTCACCGACGTTCGCGGGCGGCGGAGCGACGAACGGCACGGCCGACTGATATAGGGGGTGCCCCGCGACGGCGAGGCCCGGACGCTTCGGACGCGGCTGCGACAGCAGGATGAGCTGAGCCACCGGCGGGTCGGACCAGTCACCACCCATCGACGCGCCCGACGCCATGACCGCCACGCGCTGCTGCGCACGCGGTCGCGGCACGAGCCACGGCGTGTCGACGTACGTCAGTGCCGGTGGTGTCGGTGCACCGCCCGGCGGCCAGTCGGTCTTGATCTGATATTGAATTGACGTTGACACGATCTAGTACCCCACGTGACCACGCGGACGCATGCCCGGCGTCTGTTGCCAATACGGGTTGGGCACCCAGTCGTTACTCGGTGCCGCACCGGCGAACTTGATCGCGCCGATGTCCGGCGTGCCAGCGTTCCAACTCACACCAAAGATGTCCGTGGCCGGCGCGCTCCCGCCGGTAGTGCCGTTGGCCTTCAACTTCGCGCTGCCGGATGCGATACGGAAATCGGCCGCCGCCGCGCTTGCCACGTTGGTCCATTCCGTGGCCGCCACCAGCGAGGTCTGCGGCGTGCCACCATCAAACCCGATGCCGCCGAAGCTGCCCTGATCGGTGGCGTTGTTGAGACTGGTCGCCGACGAGGTTCCCTCGTACCCGTTGGCGCCGCAACCGGCGACCGCGCCGTTGATCGACTTCGCGCCGCTGTATTGGCTCTCCAGCCCGATGGTTGAACCCCCGCCGAAGCGGTAGTAGGACCAGTTCCGGAACGTGGCCAGGTTGCCCTGGTAGAACTGTATGTTGACGTCGGCATAGGCGATAAGGCGCTGAAAAGTCCCAGGGCCGCGCATCATGTAGTTACCATCGGTCGAGTACATGATCAACTGGTTGGCCGTGAACGCGTCGTTGGTGCTGTAGAGTATCACACCGTAGCCACTGGTCTTTTTGAACATCAGCTTCGAGACCGTGGTGGCAGCTCCGAACTTGAGCTCCTGGCAACTGCTGCTCATCAGCACGGCTGCGCCCTGCGTTCCAGCGTAGTACCGCACCGCCGTCGTGGCGGGGTTGAGTACGTCGACGAAGCTGGCGCCGGGGTTAGCGGTGAGCGTGATTGAAAACGCGCCGGTCGTAACCCCGCTGAGGTCCACGCTGTCCGAGGTGTTGTTGACCTCCTGGTTGAGAACGCGCCCCTCCTCGTTCTCCAGCAGCGTACCGGGGATGCCGCCGGCCCAGGTGATGACCGTCGGGGTATCGCCGCCCGATCCGATGGTATCGACGCTCACGTCAGCAGCCCCGGGATCGGCGGGAGGAACTTGCGCTTGGTGTATGCCTCGACCTGCATCATCCCGGTGCGGATCGAGTCGTCGTTCGCCAGCGCACGCCCGGCCATCCGGGCGGCATGCGCTTCCAGTCCCGACATGTCGATATGCGCGACGCGTTGAAGGATCGGCTTGTCCGTGGCGGGGTGCTTGTAGCTCTTGAACAGGTCCAGCGCGTAGATTTGTTTTGGCACGGCATCGTCCACCACGATGATGCGCCAGTCGCCGCTCTGCGTGGGCTTATGACCATGGAACAGGCCGACGCCCTCCGCCATGTCCACCACGTCGCCGTTCTGGAAGTTACCGTTATCCACGCGCTTGACCCAGAGCGTTACTGCCATGGCTCGGGCTCCACGGAAGGTGCGCGATAGCTCTTAGGGTTGAACCGCTTTCCGTCCGGTCCCCAGTTGGAGAAGATGCACAGGATATCGGCCGTGCAGCCTGGCGGTACCTCGGCGTAGTGCTGGACGCCGGCCTCAACGTACCACGCATCGCCGGGACGCGTGGGCAGCTTGACCCACTGACCGTCCTGGATCGCCCAGACCGTCACATCGAACGCGACCGGCTCGACCTTGCGCACCAGCAGCATGTGCGGATAGGCGTGCTTGTGCCCGACGGGCGTCTTGCTGCCCAGGTCGCCGCCGACGACGCGAAAGACGTGCGTGGCGATCTCGCCGTAGTCCCACGTGCCGTCGAAGATGCGGTGCGGTTGGATCATGCGAGTCCGGCCTCTTTCATCCAGGCGTGCGCCAACCTCATCGCCTCGCGGATCACTGGCGACAGATCCTCGATGGGCGTCTCCGCACTTTCATCAACCAGGCGGTCAGGGCGGCCAACCGGCTCGCTGTTGAACAAGCAGCGTACACGGACCGGGCGCTGCTCTATGTTGATCACCAGATGGCGGACATCAGCCGCCGCGCTGAACCCTTCCAGCGGCTGGCACAGACGGGTGAAGTCGCCGCCGGGTGTTCCGCGCGCCGCAACGAGGATGAAGCCGTCTGCCTCGATCAGGTGGCGTTGAGCGTGCGCGTGCTCGAGACAGTGTGCGCCGTAGTGATGAAGCGTGAAATAGTTCGGGTAGAACCCGTCCAGCTTCACGTGTCGATGCCAGGTGATACCGGTCGCCATCATTCCCTCTCGATGATCCAGTGCGGCGCCGTCGTCAGGTCCGCGTCCGTCCACGCCGCGCCACCCACGAGCTGCGCCTGCATATAAGTGTAGTACGTTCCCGACTTCGTCGATCCGCCGTCCGCACAACACGCCGACGCCGATCGCCAGACGCCGAAGTAGTCCCACGGTTCGATGCCGTACGGCGAGTTGGTGCCGGAGGCAGGGCAACCCGTGGACGGGATCAGCTTCGTGCTGTCGTCCCACGTGGGCGCGGTGTCCGCGTTCGCCGCGACGCGATCCCAGGTCTGCGCCGTGTTGGCCGCCGAGGTGGTGAGCGAGTTGTCGATCGAGAAGTTGACCGTGAAGCCCTGAGCGCGCGAGTTGCACCCGTCAACGCCCATGCCCATCGTGTTGAGCTCGACGTACCCCGTGATCGACTGACTAGCCGTCGTCAGATACCCGCGTTTGAGCTGCATCCCCAACACGGTGGTAGTGTACCCGTGCATGAACCAGCGCGTCGAGATACCAGCGTTCGGTGGGTTGGGGTTCTCTATGAAGTCGCCGATGACGTTGAGCGCACGCATCGCCGTGACGATGTTCGCGGTCTTGTTCGCCGAGTTAAACCAGTTGAGGTTGTCGTTCGCCACATCCACGATGTAGTCGTGAAGCGGATGCGTGCTCGGGATCACCATGCGCGTGTCGAGGATGTTGCGCGTTGACCAGGCCCAACCACGCGGACCGCCATCGGTGCGCGTCACCGTGGTGTAGCTGTCGCCGTTGGTCATGGTCCGCGCGCGCAGCGACGGATCGGTGCCGAGGACTCCCTGGTTCGCGTCGACTATCGACTTGCGCAACCACCACGGCTGACCCCAGACGACGTACATCCACCACGGCATGAACGGCCAGTGGTACGTGTCGGTGTCCTGAGAGAACGGCGACGTACCACCACTGAAACCGAACGTGTTGCTGCCGATGTACCCGATCGCGTTGTTGCCGACGATGCTGCCGTAGGTCTGGTTTCGTACGACGAGCGGCAGGCCATAGGTGCTGTTATAGAAGTTCTTCGTCAACCCGCTCGCGCCGAGCGCGTTCAGCAGCGCCCTGTTGCTCCACGCCTTACCCGCGCTGCCGGCCTGTGACACCGCCGCCGCCGCGTGCCAACCCGGCTGATAGCCGATGTCGAACCGACCGCCGCCGGTATTTAACGCGGCGGTCAGGTCATAGATATCCATCGGCGTAAAGGTCAACGGCGACGGACTGCCGAGCGCGGTAATGTAGCCAGCACCGTTCGGGTAGTACGGGATCAGGCGGCACAGCGAGAGTTGGTGCGGATCGTACAGCGGCCGCATCGTGCAGGCGTTCGTGTTCCATACCTCGAAACCGTCCGACGTAGGGATATCGGTGCCAACGCCACCGGAGTTGTTGAAGCTGAGACTGGTCAACGCGCGTACGTCGCTGCCCGACTGCTTCAAGCGCATCGCGGTGATGGTGCCCGTGCCCGGACAGTTCCGAACCGAGTAGTTCTGGTCCCAGTTGGAGATGACCTCGACCCAGGCGTTCCAGGTCGTACCGTCGCGCATCAACGTAAGGTCAACGTTGATGTAGAGCGCGTTGTTCGGCGTACCGCCGTTCGCGGCCACGCCCCATACCTGAACGGTGCGACCCCACGGACCGAGCGCAAAGTCTCGGATACGCGCGGCCGTGATCGCCGCCGCCACGTCGAACGTATACGTGGTGCCGCCGGCCGTGATGTCGACCGTGATCGCCAGCGCCTGAAGGTTCGCGTTGGTGATCGGGCTGACGTTGTTCGCCGTTGACGTACCGGCGCGGTACAGCTTGTAAGTGAGGTTCGATCCGCTGTTGGCGTTGTCTTCCTGGATCACCGTACCGACGATGAACTTGAGCGAACCGTCCGCGTAACGATCGGCCTCGGCGTCGAAGCTCTGATAGGTGAGCGGCGTCGTGCCGTCGGACTTACGAAATTCCAAGAGCTGACCGGTCGGCACCTGGCCTTGCGTAAATCCGAACGTACGCCGCAGCAGCTGCCCGGACGCAGTAGATCCTCCGTCGTTGCGCCACGCGATATCGGTGATGAACGTCGCCGCGCCACCACCGGCCGGCGGCGACTGACGCGGACCCTGCGCGCCGGCCCCGACCTGAAAGCCCGACCGCGACAAATCGCACGTACCGCGCGGACGCCAGGTTACATCGCGACGCTCCCAGGGGAGGCTCATAGCGTGATCGGTCCTACATAGACCGGTGTGTTGGTCTTCTCGGAGCGATCAAGCTTCTTCTCGATCACGTCGCACGTGATCCCGACGCGGGCGTGGTTCACGCAGCGCGGGCAGATCAGCGAGGTGCAGACCCGGCAGAAACCACCGACATCGTCGGGACGTTCCTTACCGCGAACGAACACGACCTGCTGGCAGTGCCGGCAGGTAAACGAGTCGCATTCGTCAGGCTTCCGATCGGGAAAGAACCCGAACAGATATCCCCCGGGTCTGCGCATCGCCATCGCGAGGTTACTCCGCGTAGTAGAACTGCATGTTGCAGATCACGGTGCCCGCCGCCGACTTCGCGCGACCGGCGAACCCGTTCAGGTTCGTGCCGGGCACGACGAGCCGCTGCGCGTCGCCGTATGCCACCCAGCGATACGAGGCCTGCTGGTTCATCGCCAGGTTCAGCACCGACGACGCGGCGGTGATGGTGCCCTCGGCGGTGAAGTTCGCCGAGCCCACGGTGCCCGACGCGGCGTCGGCCGGATCGAGGATGGTCGGCGTAGCCGACGTGGACGTGCCGGCGGCGGTCTGACGCGAGATGTCGAAGACATAGCTGTTGTTCGCCGGGGTGCCGGCACAACCCATCAGCACATCGTACAGGAACGCGCGGCGGAGGGTCGCGGTCGCGGCCGTCATCGCGATCAACGTCTTGTACGTAGTCGTCGTCGCCTGCTGGGTGCCGGCCAGCTCGTTGTTCAACGCATACGCTGCCATTCAGATATCTCCTCGCTAGTGGTTGGTCGGCGATTAAAGCGCGCGCCGGCCGTCGCGCTCTACACCCCGCCACCCGGCGTGATGTTCAAGGTAGCTATTCCACCAGCGGTGATACCTGCGATGTGAGTCGCTGCACCGATAGTGATGATCTCAACGTCCCCGTGAGGGACGGCCATACCGGTAGCTGTCGTCGCGACGACGGTGACGTCACCCCACGCGATGAAGATGTCGGTGTCGAGCGAGGTGTTGGCGATGCGAACCTGGCGCAACTTCAAGTTCGCGTTCTCGAGAGGCGTCGGCAGCACGGCGGCGCGGTTCGTCACCGCGCCGCACGCGAGGTTGATCGACGCGCCGGAAACGCCCTCGAACGGCGTGACCGCAAAACCCGGGATGTTCGGGACGGTTCCCATCGAGGGCGCTCCTTCAGCTCGTGACTATGAGAAGTCCGCCGCCGGATAACCGTAGTATCCGTTGGCAGCTTCCTCGACGGCCGGCATGTCGCCGTTCTTGATCTCGAACTTCGCCCGGACCGTAGACGCGTCGCCCTCGACTTCCACGACGTCAGCGTACCGTTCCTTCAGGTGCTCGACCGGTCCCGTGTACTTCTTGCGCGCCATGTAGATCTCCTTTGATACGCGGTGGAAACGACGGCGGCCGAGCTCGCCAGCTCACAGGGAATGCACCAGGGGAAACTCGGCCGCCGCGCTAGTCGCCGGGATGTGGACCGGCGGCTATGGTGTGATGTTCAGCTGCTTGTCGCAGAGGTAATAGCCCGATCCCGCGCTGTCGTACAAGCACGTGATCATGTCACCGCGTGTCCCGGTCGTGGTCAGCGTGGGCGCGCTGCCGCCGAACCACTTGAACAACGAGCCCCACGTGACCGTGCGTGATCCGGTGAAATCTTGGATCACCAGGATCTTGAAGATCGACTCGGCTGCCGGTGCCGGGCTGAAGTTGGCGATCGTACGATTACCGCCCAGCACGACGCGGAACATGTTGCCCGCCGTACCGGACGGCGTGATCGTCGTGCCGTCGGTCAGCGTAACGGGCGAGAGCCCCTGAGCCTGGAGGATCGTGAGCTTGCCCGTCTGCGGTTGCCGGCCGCCCGACAGGTTCGTATCGAGCGCGAAGGTCTCGTCGCCCGTCAGCGGCAGCGGGATCGTCGGCATCCCGGGCGTGATCGACTGCGCGTGAACTACCGCGCCGATCAGCAACGCCGCGAACGCGGCGAAGAGTCCATAACGGAACTTCATTCGTTCTACTCCTCGCCACCAGTTGATGTTGCCGAGTCGCGCGATGGCGGCGAAACACGCGACGCGTCCGAATGGATCTTAGTTAACCCGTGCTTTCGTGCGTATACGACGTAAGCGCACGTACCTTTACCGACGCCGGTCATCTTCGAGATCTGGTCGTAGGTATACTTTGCCTGATCGTACAGCTTGAGAACGGCCGCGCGCTGCTCGTCCGTGTACTTGCTGTTTCGCTTCAACAGCCAGACATCTTTCTCCGACTTCAGCGGGACGGACGCGGCGGTCTTCGAGATCGGTTCAGCGGGCGGCACCGTTTTGACTACCGGTACCGGTTTGGCCTGCGGTGGCCGCGTGCTGGGGTTGTGCCATCGTATCAAGGATCACCGTGAACTGGTACAGTTTCCGACTCGTCGGATCAAGAGCGGCCGCGAACCGGATAGCCAGCGGGCGATCGTCGGACGTCAGCGAAAAGCTCCTCACGAACACGATCTCGCTCATCACGATCATCGTACCATGCGCGCCAACGATCAACAGCCAGACCGCCAGCAAGCAACGCGAACACCACGCTCGACGCCGGATTTTGAAGGGGAAAAGAGGTAAGCGACAAGATGACGAGACTGACGATACCATGCCACTCTCCACCGAACCGCGTCAACGACGATATCGCCACGACGAACAACATCACGCCGGGTACACCGAGCTCGTATGCGATCTCCAGAAAGTCGTTGTGCGCGTGCGCCGCGCCGTACACCGGGAGGTGCGAACCGAGCCCGTGGCCGAGCGGCGTGAGGGCGGCGATCGTCTCGGACCAGATCAGCAACCGGTGTTGAACGGTGATCGGGTTCAGCAGCACCCCCAACGCGACGGCAAACAACAGTAACAGACACGTCGCGCCGGTTAGACAGCGCCAGTCGCAACGTGGCCGGCGCGTCATCGCGATGAGTGATGTCACGACGAGCGCCAGCCACGCGCCACGCACGGACGGCAGGATCGCCGCTGAGGCGCAGATCAGCGCGCTCCACCACCAACCGCGCGCAACCGATACGAACAACAGCGGGACCGCTACCTCAACGAGCTGCAGCTTACTGACGAAAACCCCCGCCGGTACGGACCACTGTTCGACCGGCGACCAGCCCGCGAGCTGAAACGGCAGCAGCAGTACGGACGGCACCAGACCGATGATCAACCCGGTCAGCAGCTCATCCACGCGTTCCAGCACGCCACCGAGATAGAACACGACCGCCAGCGCCGTCAGCTCAAACCAACGACCGATCGACAACAACGGGTAGTCCGACCAGGCCAGTGAGCAGGTGGCGAGGACGTAGAACGCCGCGAACAGCTTTACGGCCAACGTCCACGGCAGTTCTCGACGTTCGGCCCACATCAGCGCCGATATGCCCACCAGGATCACCACCCAGCGGAACTCGACACCCGATCGAGGATACCAGGGGAGATAGAAGGCGGTGATGAGAGCGCCGAAGAAATACGTCATCGCTTCGCGTGGGCACCGGCGCGAGCGAGGTTGCCGGAGAGACCCGAACCGTGGGCCTTGCGCGTCGCGGCGGCTTTCTTTGCGATAGCGTGCGTGTCGCGCGGTTTATGATCCTTTCTGCTTGAAAGAAATGCCTTGAAACCCGCGACCTGTTTTGGCGAAAACATGTCGCGAGGAGGTTCTTTGTTCATGTTGCCGTCTTTGTTACGAGCCACCTCTACCTCCTATCGACTCAGCACGCGCTTAGCGCGCGCCATCAACCCGGCACCGGCCGCCTGGCCCGCATCGGGCGGCGGCGCGACCTCGGCCTCGAGCGACGGGCGATCCGGAGAGAACGTCTCCTTCGACTCGTATCCGCCATCGTCGCTGTGACGCGACTGACGCGTGACGTATCCGTTGTCGATCTTCCGCACGTCGATCGACGCGTACTCGTTCTCCGATCGCGGACCAGCAACAGCAGCTACGAGCTTACTGAGCTTACCCATCAACGCCTCCACAGGTAAAGGAACGCGTTCACGATCACCGCCCAGGCGATGGTCGACGACGCGAGAATGAAGAGGATGGACTTGAAGACCGACCAGCGTTTCAGCAACGTCTCCGCTGATAGCTACCGCAGTAGCGCTCGGTATGCAACTACGCGGCGTGGTCTATCTGATGGGGTGAGACATATACCTTAACGGTCCGCGAAAGTAAACTAAGCAGTATTTGAACGCGCTCAACGCCGGTAAGACCGATGGTGCCAACGTGCCCCTCGAACGGACCATCGATCACGCGCACGCGGTCGCCGGTATCAAATGGACGCGCGGACGGGGAGAACGGACCGAAGGTCTCGATCGCCGGAATCGCCGCGATCGCATCACGCGGCAGAGGCGTCGGATACTCGCCGAACAGCAACGCCTTTACACCGCGCGTTCCATTGATCGACCGCCATCGATCGGTGTCGCGATCGAACGCGACGAGAATATAGCCGGGAAACCGCAGCTCACGCCGGCCGGTCGGATCGATGATCCACGGCAGCATGACGGTGAAGTGCTGTCGTTTAAGATGGTCCTCGGCGAGCTGTTCGGATTTCGATTGAGTCGCGGCTACATACCAACGCTGCTGATCGATCACCGTTCGTCCCCTCTTAACGGCGCGGGTACGGGGGAGGTTACCGCGCTCGCGCCGCGCCGACCACTCAACTACGCGCGAGTACCCGGTGGATTTAATCTCCTACGTTCATAAAAATTACGCGTGGGGATTAATCCCCTGTCATATCATATACTTACCGAGCGAATTGGCTGAAGTTTTCAGGCAAGGACTCAGGCAATTATTCAATATTCGCCGTGATATCAGGGACTTGATCCCGGTCGAATATTGGCTGATTGGCTGATTGGCTGATTTATTTTTGAAAAATTTTTTCGAAAAAAAAACTCCCCGCGTCTAATCAGAAGAAAAGACGGGTATTGATATCAAACGATTATTTAAGGTTGAAGAGGCGGTTTATCGAACAAAATCAACGCTAATTGCCTGAAGGTTAACAGGCAATTTTTTCGGGTCCTAACCCGTTGATTTCGTTCTATTTGGCAAAAAATTGCCTGGTGATTGGCTGATTTTATCCAATATTCCCGGTACTTACCTTCAATTCGTTCCGGGTTGTTTACGAAAGTTCAACCTTATCCATTCTAACTGTAGAGACAAGTAATCGACCGAGATCTGCGCCTCGGCCGACTACTTCGTTCGCTCCCCGCACTCTTGCGAGCCGGAACCGCTAAGATAAACCAGAACGGTTCAAAATAAAACCACTGTTATTTTGAAATACGTTTCGGTATTCGGGTCGGGTCGGTCACGGACGGTCGTTCCCGTACGCTCGTCTGATCTGAGGCCACACGGATCGACGATGAAGCAGTTTGAACTGCTTCATCGTCGATCGACAGAACGAGAAGAACGCACATGCTCATCGATCACCGCTCTCACGGTCACCACTATCGCGGCCTGTCGCTCCCGGCCTGGGATCACCAGGCGACGGTCTACCGGCGGACCTGGAACCTCAACTTTTTTGCCATCTTCGCCGAGCCGCGTACCGGCAAGACGCGGATCATCCTCGACTCGGCCGCGCGCCTGTTCCACGACGCGAGCCTGCGCACCCTCGTCGTGATCGCGCCGAACGGCGTTCACCGGAACTGGGTCACCGATGAGATCCCGCGCTGGCTCTCGCCGCGCACGGAGTACAAGGCGCTGCTGTGGCGATCGTCGCGCGCCAAGTCGAAGAAGTTCCAGCACGCGGTAGACGTGCTGTACCACAACGACGGGCTCAGCGTCCTGTCGGCGAACATCGACGCGGCGACGAACGACGCGTTCCGCGCGATCGTCCGCCGGCTCGCCGAGCGCGGCAAGATGATGGGCGTGTCGGACGAGTCGGCCGACCTCGCGCACACCACCTCGCAGCGCCAAAAGGCGATGGTGAAGCTGCGGACCTGGTTCGCCTGGCGACGCATCCTCGACGGCACGCCGGTAGACGAGTCACCGTTAGACGCGTACGGCCAGGTCCAGTTCCTTAACGACGCGCCGTTCGGCTTCACCTCGTTCATGGCGTTCAAGCGCCGGTACGCGATCATCCAGAAGACCGCCCAGCCCGGCTCGCCGATGTTACCACACGCCGCCTGTAAGGGCGCGGGCTGCGCGGACTGCGGATACGTCGGCGACGTTCCCGGGCGATCGTACGAGGTCGTGGTGGGGTACAAGAACCTCCCCGAGTACCGGACGAAGCTGAGCCGGTTCGCGGCCGTGATCCGCCGGACCGAGCTGAAGGACCTGCCGCCGCGTACCGTCACGCGCCGGTACTATCAGCTATCCGACGAGCAGCGCCGGGTGTACAACGACCTCGCCGACCGGTTCACGGCCGACCTCGCGGACGGCCGGACGGTCACCGCCGCGATGGTCCTGACGCGGTACCTCCGCCTTCAGCAGGTGTGCCACAACTTCTTCCCCGAGACGCGCGAGCCCACGACCTGCGACGCCTGCCAGGGCGACGGTTGCGACGCCTGCCAGGGCCTCGGCTTCATCGTGCAGGTGAAACCCTTGTCCCCGATCGACCCGGCACGCCATCCCCGGCTCGACGCGCTCCTCGCCGAGCTCAAGACGTTCGGCGACGCGCAGGTAACCATCTGGACGACGTTCCACCAGGACGCGGACACGATCGTCCGGGTACTGAACGACCGGAAGGGTGGCTGGGCCTCGCGGTATGACGGCACCGTTCCCGAGGCCGCGCGCGCCGAGGCGAAGACCGCGTATCAGACCGGCCACTCCCAGTACCTCGTCGGCACGCCGGCGGCGGGCGGGCGCGGGCTGGACTTCTCGAACGCGCCGGGCATGATCTTCTACGGCCACACCTACCGTCGCCGCCTACGGTCGCAGGCGGAGGATCGCGGCGAGTCGATGAACCGGCAGCGCGGGCTGGCGATCGTCGACCTGGTGGCCGAGGACTCGGTGGACGAGGACATCCTCAACGCGCTGAAAGAAAAGAAGGACCTCGCCGCGTTCGTCCTCGGTTCGTCGAACTGGCGGCACCTGTTCCGGAGGAAGGAGTAGAACGATGACGGCGGACCTCATAGCTACGCTGGTAATCTCATTCAAGATGCTGACCGAGGACCTCCAGCAGTTGACGAAGAACGACCAGGAGCTGACGAAGCGCGTGGACGCGCTGACGCGTCGCGTGGACATGCTGACGAAGGGGCTAACCATGACGATGGAAGATGCCATGGCCAAAGCCAAAAAGGGCGGTCCGCTAGATGGCTGAACCGTGGCAAACGATGGTGAACCACCGGGCAGTTGGAGGCAGCACAAGGACGAAGACGGACGTTGGCCGGTCCCCGTGCTGCGAGCGAGTGCCCATGTGCCGCCCCTGCCGCATGGCCGGCGGAATAACAGGGGCGGGCTAGCACAAACTGAAAGGAACTCTAATGTCTACTCAAATCAGTAACGAAGAAGCTATCCAAATGATGCAGCGCTGCAAGCACGAGATCCAGTCCATGCGGGATGAGATAGACCACCTTCGACCGAAAGCAGAAGCGTACAACAACTTGGCCGCCGTACTTAATCTTCTGCCAAAGCGCTCCATGGGCATGGGCGAAGATTTAGTGTGGGTGCTGGACAAGCGTATTCGCGAACTGCAGTCGAAGCCAGGTCTCGATCCCGCCCCCGCCGTATGACCGGCGGAATAACCAAGGAGGTAGATGAAGGAGAGGGATGATGACTGAACAGCGAGTGAGCGATGATCAACTGGCTAAACTGATAGCCGAAGCGAAAACGCGCTTCGACGCGCTCTCACCAGAAGAACAAGCTGTTGAGCGAGAGGCGCAACGACAAAGCTGGCTTCGAGGCGAAATGGGAATGAATGAGTTAGCAACGATGATGAAGCTAGACAAGGACGTGACCATTAAGGAGCAGGCTGCAGAAATCGAGCGGCTGAAGGCCCGCCTGTCCGCCCTGACCTCGGCCGATGGGCTGGATGTAAAGGCGGCGCTAGCAGTCCACTACGGCTATATGGGTGATGATCTCCACCAGTGCATGTCCGCCGCGCTCGCCGCCGGCTGCGCGCCGCTGAGGGCGAAGTATGAGGCGGCGATGTGGGTGATCACTGAAATGCGCAAGCACGCAGTAATACCGCGCTACGAACAAAAGCTACTTGACGCCCTCGCTGCGCTGAAGGCGCAGGAGCCGACCCGATGACGCGCGCGGGACTCATCGCGAAGCTGAAAGCAGTGAAGCAGGGCTCCCGAAGATTGGACAGAGCAATCGATGACTTTGTGAAAGGTTACCCAACGACCAATCCCGACTATCGCGCGCCGCCCTACACCACCTCCATCGACGTCGCACTGGCGCTGGTGCCAGAAGGTGTCGGATGCGTGAAGGTTAGTCTCAGTCGAAACAAGGTCGGGCGTCAATACTGCCACGCGACCCTCGAACAAGACGCCGACAGCTTGGGACGCGACATGCTCGACCATGAAGAATGTAAAATCGAGGCCCAGAACGCTTCGACTCCAGCCCTCGCGCTGTGCATCGCCGCGCTGAAGGCGCGGTAGCGTGGAAACCATCGCGCTCGCCATCGGCCTGGGCTACGTGGCGCTACTGGTGCTGCTGGCCGTGTGCGTTGCCGTCAGCCCGGTCGTGCTGCTGTACTATTGGGTCAAGTACGATCTGCTAGGCTACCCGATCCCCGAGCCAGACGAGTACCGAGGCTGACGCGTAGAGGAGAACGATCATGACCGATCCCGTCCGCGACGTCTTCAACGAGCAGGCCGAGCAGCTCGCTCGGTTAGTCGGGGCTACCGCTGACCCGACGCCGATCGCCAACGTTCTCCGCGCGGCGGCGTCCGGGCGCGGGCCGTACGGCCACGTCGATCCGGGGTATCCCCTCACACCCACTGAGATCGAGCGGCTAGCGATCGTCGCGGAGGAGGCCGGCGAGGTCGTCCAGTCGATCGGCAAGATCCTCCGGTTCGGCTGGTCGAACGGCCAGCATGACAACCGCCAACAGCTCGAGGAAGAACTGGGCGACATCGCCGCCGCCGTCGATCTGATGGCCGACGCCGGGATCATCCGGCTCGAGAAGATCGACGAGGCGACACAGGCCAAGCTGTCGGTGATCCATCGCCGGCTGCGCTACTAGCTTCATCAGGAGTATCGACATGCCCAAGGTCTATATCGTCCAGGAGCCCACCAAGTTTGATCCGGTCACCCGGACGCATAAACCGCGCATCGACCTGACGCCGGCTCAGGACTTCGGCGAGCTGGTGTTCCTCACCTCCCCTGGGATGTTCGGGCTCGACCCGACCGCAACGATCCAGGGGATCACCGCGAAGCTGGCGGACCTGACGGAGGAGGATTTCATCCTCTGCGTCGGTGCGCCGGAACTGATCGGGTGGACCATGGCGATCGCCGCCAAGCAGCTGAACGGTCACCTCAAGACGCTGTCCTGGCGGAACGACGAGACGCGGTACGTGGTGAGGAGCGCGCGGCTGTGGTAAACGGAACGCTGCTGATCTTATCCGTCCTCATCTCGCTCGCGTCGATCGAGCTCGGCCTGCGCGCCCTCGCGGGCGTGCCGGTACTGACGACCGAGAATTTCCTCGAGCGCGAGATCAGCCTGTTGCGCGCGAACGCAAACGTGATCGAGTTCGACGCGGACGTGGGCTGGCGGCACCGGGCAAACTTCGTCTCGGACGGGATGAACACGGATCACCTCGGGTTTCGCCGGCCCTCCGGCTCGCGAAGATCAGCGTACCTGGTCGTGGGCGACTCGTTCACGGCCGGATCGGGCGTTCGCGACGAGGAGACGTGGCCCGCACTTCTCGACGTCTCGACGTTCAACGCGGCGGTCGGCGGATATGGCGCGGATCAGATCATCCTGCGCGCGCATCAGCTTCAAGCTTTTGCGTCACTCGGCACGATCATCGGTTTCCTGTCGCAGGACACGCTGCGGAACGCCTACCGGGTCTACGGCGGCGGTACGAAGCCGTTGCTCACACCGGTCGTAAACGAGCTGTACCGGCAACCGATTACGGCGATCAACGCGTTGACGAACCATCAACGCCGGTTCAACTGGTTGAGCTACTCGTACGCGATCCACGCCGCGCTGCGTCGACTGTACCCGACGAGCTGGGTTCACGACGCGAAGTACGAGAAGGTACTGACTGACGAGCAGGCGGTGAGGGTGACCGAGCTGCTGTTGGTCAAAGTTCCGAAGTACTGGATCATCGTGATGATGTACGGCGCGGGCGAGCTGACCGAAGAAATACGACCGTGGTACGTGAACCGAGTGATATACGCGGCGGACCGCGCCGGGCTGCGCGTGATCGACACGTGGGACGAGTACCGCGCTCGCCTTAAGAGCCTGAACCGCGATGACTGGTTCATCCTCTGGCTCAACGAGAACGGGCAGCTCGGGCACCCAAGCCCGGCTGGCCACCGGTTCATCGCGCGGATCGTCCGGGAGCAGCTGCCGTGAGGCCGTACTGGTCCGTGTACCAGGAGAACGCGCTGACCGATCAAGCGAACGCGCTGCGGAACAGCTACACCGCGCGCACGATAACCGGAACGCAACGATACCCCGACCCGTCGAAGCTGATGGACAAGAAGACCTGTCGCGAGAAGATGAGACACATGCTGGTGATGACGCCGACCGCGCGGGTATTTCTCGCGACGCTGCGCGATCGGATCAACGGCCTGGACGAGACCGGGCACGAACTTTAACGAAGGAGAACGTTGATGAGCGACCTACCGACGCCGAGATACAAGATCGGCGACATCGTCTATCGGGGGTGGACGACCTCCATAACGAAAACTCACCCGTGCCCGGACTGTCTCGGCACGATGAAGTGGCAGGTGACGACGCCGGTCGGCTCGACGCTGACCGCCACCTGCCCGCGCTGCGTCGATGCCTCCTATGGCACGCGTGACCTTCCGTCACTGAAGTATCACGCGTACGACCCGATCGTGGAGGTCCTCACCATCGGCTCGGTGCAGATCGACACGGCGGCACTCGATGGCAGCGTCGTCAAGTACATGTGCCGGGAGACCGGTATCGGTAGCGGTTCCGTGTACAAAGAAGATATGTTGCTGCCGACGCGCGAAGAAGCGGATCGATACGCCGAGATGTTGGCCGCCGAGGCGAACGCGAAGATCGTCAACGTGCCGGAAAAGCTCGCGGACGCGCGGCTCGCGAAGCTGGAACTGGTAGACGCGATCGTCGAGCACGCTTGGCAGGTACGCTGGCGGGCGTGGGAGGCGTATCGCTCCATCAAGGAGGAGCTCGCGATGATCGTCGAAGATCATCAGGCCGGTGACGTGATCGACGTGGATCAGCTGCGCGAACTCCTGAACGACAAGAGCAGCTATCTAACGACACCGTCGCTCGAGCAGCTCCTCGAGGCCGCGAAGGCAGGCCACGTCGACAACGTCCGGCAGATCATGGAAGAGTTCTACGCGATGACGCAGCTCGCGCGGAAGGAGAACACCCGTGGCTAAGAAGAAGGTAGATAACGGATACGCCGCCGACGCCGCGCTGACGGCCGTGCCGGCGAGCGAGCTGACCACGGCAAAGAACCTGGCCGCGTCGGCGCTGGAGAAGACGCGCGAGATCGAGCGGCTCGAGGAGGTAGAGATCCCGCGCCTGAAGAAGGAGATCGCCGAGATCCTCGAGGACAAGCTCCCGACGCTGATGACGCAGGTCGGGCTTACCGACTTCACGATCGAGAACGGCGTGAAGATCTCGGTGGGCATGAAGGTGTTCGCGGCATTGCCGAACAAGGAGAAAGATCCGGACGGCTTCGCGCGCGGCCTCGCATACCTCGAAAAGATGGGTGGCGGCGACCTGGCGAAGCGGCTCGTGACGGTCGAGTTCAACAAGGAAGATCCGGCGCTCGCGGTCGAAGCGGCAGACCTGCTGCGCGAGAAGTTTCCGGACAAGCCCGTCGCGTCCGCCGTGTCCGTTCACTGGGGTACGCTGACATCGTGGTGCCGTGAGCAGCTTGATAAAGGCAAAATCTTAGAGCTGGCAACGTTGGGCGGTTTCGCGAAAATAATCGCCTCGATCAAACGGCCAAAGGGGGATCAGCCGTGATCGATCCGCGTCTCACCGATCTCGGCCGCGCCGTACTGTACCGCGCTTCGTACCCGGGCGCGGTGGACGAACGCGGCTTCATCAACGGGTACAACAGCCGGTTCGTGTTCGTCCGGTTCGGTCACTCGACGCTCGGTCAGGCCGTTCGTCGGCAGGACCTCCGCTGGGAGAGCCCGGCGGCGATCGAGTGGCAGCCGGGCGACGAGACCGCGCGGAGCGTCGGACGTGACCGTTAATCCGGTTCCGGTTCGTATGCAGCGTTCCGCGCGTCGGGAGCGGGTTGACGCGAGAGAAGGCAGTCTCGGTCGTAAAAGGTCGCGCCCCGATCGCGGCAAGACCTTCCCCGCTTTCCCCAGCGTTATCCCCACCACCTAAGGAGGCGAACGACTACCTGACGGCCGGGACAGACCGGCGAACCGATGCCTGTCAACGATCAACCTTACGAGGAACGAAACATGACTAAGACGAAACCAGCTGCTAAGAAGGTCGCCGAACTCCACGAGGACGCGGCCAGCGGTGCTTCCGCCTCGACGTTGCCGAAGGAACCGAGCTTCGCGGTGACGGAGCGAAAGGAGACGAACCTGACCGATCCGTCCGCCTACGCGGCCGACGCGTCGGGCGGTATGGAGAACGTGGGGAACGAGGAACAGGTCGTTCCGTTTTACCGCATCCTCCAGGCGTTGTCTCCGGCGATCGCGGACAACCTGATCCCGGGTGCCGTCGCCGGGCAGATCATCAACGTGGCGACGCAGCAGCGTTGGGACTCGAAGGAAGGCGTGGTCTTCATCCCGGCGGTCCGCGAGCATAACTTCGCCAAGTTCACCCCGCGCGACAAGGGCGGCGGCTTCGAGGGTCTGTACCTGCCCGACGATCCGGTCGTCCTCGACTGCCAGCGCCGCGCGGACCGGCTCTGGAAGGAGGGCAAGCGGCCGAACGATCACCGCTTCGGCAAGCTGCCGACCGGTGACGACAAGGAGCTGATCGAAACGTACTACCTCTTCGGTCACTTCCTCGATCAGAGCGAAGACGAACCGATGCCGTCGCGTGGCGTGATCGCGTACGCCAGCTCGCAGATCAAGGTGTACAAGCAGATGATCACGCTGCTGAACGGTCTGCGCTACAACAACAACGGGCAGTTGATCCCGTATCCGCTCTGGTCGCACCGCTGGCGGATGAAGACCGTCAGCGTCAAGGGAAAGAAGGGCACCTACTACGCGTGGCAGCCCTCGATGCTGAACGAGACGCCGATCGCCTCGCGGCTGCCGGCGAACCACCCGGTCTATCTCCTCGGCCGCGAGATGTATACGTCGTGGCGTGACGGGAAGCTCAACGCGCAGTACAACCAGATGTCGTCGGACGATGTCGACGCCGCCGAGAGCGGCGACGGTAGTGAGAGCGATGGTCCTCAGCCCGAGATGTGATCCCCTGATCGTCATCTAGGGCCGAGACGGCCGGGACACGTAAGTCCCGGCCGCGCCTCCGTCGGGGACGCTGAATGACAGACGACATCCCGCACCGGTTCTACGAACGGTTCCGAGGCAGCGACCGGGCTCACGGCGAATACATCCTGCCGACCGAGCCATCGGATGGTTCGCCGAAGGTCTCCGGACGCGGCATCACGCGCCACTTTCCGGTCCTCGTCGAGCTGTGGGAGAAGCACCTCGCCGGTACCTACGGGCTCGGGATCACCCCGATCATGGACGGTGACGTGTGCCGGTTCGGCGCGATCGACGTGGACGTGTACGATCTTGACCTGCCGCGCCTCGCCGCCGACGTTCATCGCCTCGGCCTCCCCCTGATCCCGTGCCGCACCAAATCAGGGGGCTGTCATCTCTACGCGTTCACGATAGAGGCCTGCCCGGCTGAGCTGTTGCGGACACGGTTGATGGAGTGGGCGGTCGTGCTCGGATACTCGGGCTGCGAGGTGTTTCCGAAGCAGACCCGGTTAGCGTCGCCGCGCGACCTCGGGAACTGGATCAACGTCCCGTACTACGGCGCGACGAACGAGGGCGACAAGTCGCTACGATACGCGTTGAACAAGGTCGGCGAGGCGCTGACCACCGATGAGTTCCTCGCCTATGCGAACGAGAAGGCGGTCAGCGTCGCGAAGTTGAAAAAGTTCAAGATGCCGGAGGGCGGCGATGAACTGTTAGAAGGACCGCCGTGCCTTCAGGCGCTCGCCCGGCGCGGGTTCCCGCAGGGTACGCGGAACTCGGCGCTGTTCAGCCTCGGCGTCTACGCGCGGAAGCGGTTCGAAGATAACTGGAAGCCCGAGCTGGAGAAGCTGAACCAGCGTCTCATGGTACCGCCGCTGTCCGCGAAGGAGATCCAAGACACCACGAAGTCGTTGGCGAAGAAAGACTACAACTACAAGTGCTCGGATCAACCGCTCGTCGGCGTGTGCAACCGCCAGCTCTGCCTGACGCGGAAGTTCGGTGTAGCACCGGGCGGGGATGATCCCGGCGTGGTGTTCGGTGACCTGGTGAAGTACGAGACCGACCCGCCGACCTGGATCATGTCGGTCAACGGGAAGAACGTCGAACTGTCGACGTCGCAGCTCCTCGATCCACGCGCCGTTCAGCAGCGCGTGGTCGAAGAAACCAACATCATGATGCACCTGGTCAAGAAGATCGTCTGGGACAAGATCGTGAAGACCAAGCTGGAGACGGTGGAGGTCGAGCAGGTCCCGGAGGACATCAAGCCCGAGGGCCAGTGGTACTTCTACCTGTCAGAGTTCATCGCTGGTCGCGCGCAGGCGAAGGCGCTGGACGAGCTGATGATGGGTCGGCCGTGGTCTGACGATAAGCGCTCCTACTTCCGCGCCGTGGATTTCTTCGAATACCTGAAGCGCCGTCACGTCAAGTTCGAAGAGAAGCGGATGTACGCCTGGTTCAAGCGGATCAAGGGTCAGCACCACGCGCAGGCGCTCAAGGGCAAGCACACCAACTACTGGTCGGTACCGAAGATATCCTATCAGACGGAAGACTACGCGGTACCGAAGGGAGAACCGGTATGACCGACACGCTGAAGGTTTCGCGACGGACGTTCCTCGAGATCGTCGATCGCCTGCACGCGATGATGCGCGATGATCGGATCAAGTTCGAAGACGGGATCGTCCGGGCGATCAACCTCGACGGGATCGCGTTTGCCATGGACGATACGGAGATCCCGGCCGTCGAGGTCAACCGGGCGTCGTACTTCATCCAGAACACGATGGTCCGGATGGACGTGGCGATGAACGGCGACAAGCAAAACGAGGAAAAACCGGTCGGCATCTTTCTCGCCATCTTTCCGTATCAGTCGTACGACGTGGCGCAGGTGAACTTCATCGCGAACACCACGAACCGAGGTCAGCTGATCGCGTTGTTACGCGGTCAGGCGTCTCGGCTTCAAGGCATCGCGATGCTAGAACAACCCGGTAAAGCATAGGAGAACGAACGTGCCGATGACACCGCAGCAGACCAAGGACCGTCTTCTCGCGGCGGACACGAACCGTGCGATGATAAAGATCGGGCAGAACGTCAACACCATCTTCAACGGGATGACGTTGATCAACCGTCAGGCCGAGGTGCTGTTCGCGCTCCTCGTGTTCGATCACGACGAGACCGCGCCCGTGATCGTCTATACGACGAACGTACCCGACGAGAAGTACTTCGCGGGTATCCTCCGGGCGCAGGCCGCGAAGCTGGCACCGATCCCGCTCGTCGATCGCCTGAAGGGAACGCTGAACGCAGTCAACGGCATCCCCGGGATGGAGAACGTCTTTGACGCGATCGTCGAGCGGCTTCAGGTGATGGAGCCGCCAGTTGAACCGCCACCAGCAGCAGCGTAGGAGAATGAGTATGACCGTTGGGATATATGTTGGAAAACAGTTAGGGTTTCTCGTGGGCAAGACGGCTGACGTGAAGCCGTCGAGCAACACCGGGCGGGTAGTGGCGAAGTTCACCGATCCGTCCGTGGGAAACGAGAAGATGGACTTGGGCCAGCAGTATTACGAGTATCCGGAAGAAGCGTTCACGTTCGACGCGCCGCGCGCCGCGCCTATCGTAACGGACTCCGTGATCCCGATCGACAAGCGCCCGGGCGAGTCGATCATCGAGGCCGCCGACCGGATGGCGCAGGAAGAACGGGAGAAGCTGCGGACGCCCGCGCCGTCGTTTCAGCAACCGCCGGTCGCGCTGACCACCGAACAGGTCGCGTCGGGTCTCCGCCCGGACGCGGCACCGGACTATCAGGCGATGGTCAAGAACCAGCTCCGCCAAACGCGCAGCCCGACGCCGCCGGAGACCGTGCACCACCCCGCGCACTACGGCGGCGACACGCCATACGAGGCGATCAAGGTGATCGAGGCGTGGCAGCTCGGTTTCGCGCTGGGAAACGCGGTCAAGTACATCGCGCGCCACGGCAAGAAGAACACGAGCCCGATCGAAGACCTGCGTAAGGCGATGTGGTACATCAACTGGGAGATCTCCCAGCTGGAGAAAGAGGCGTTAGGAGGGCCGGTGAAATCATGACCACCGCGCTCCTCCTCGGCGGACCGGGCACGGGCAAGACGCGCAACCTGGTCGATCGTGTAGACGACCTGGTCGCTGGTGGCGTATCGTCGGACCGCATCGCGTTCGTGTCGTTCACGAACGCGGCGATCCGCGAGGCCACCGGCCGCGTCCGTTCGACGCTGAAGTGGCCCTGGTTCCGGACCGTCCACTCGCTCGCGTTCAACCGCCTCGGCAAGCGCCGGTCCGACATCTTGACCAAGGCGCACCTCGACGAGATCGGCGAGATCACCGGCGAAACGTTTCTCCACGATCGCGTAGTGGTAGACGGTCCCGTGCCCGATGACGTGGACGCCGATCACCTGCTTCAGTTCAACCAGATCGCGCGGGCGACCGGACGCGGGCTCGAGCTGACGTGGCAGGACCTCGGCGCGGACGTGGACTTTCACCGCGTCAAGCGGTTCCACGACGCGTACGAAGAGTACCGCGAGGACCAGGCGCTCACCGACTACACCGATCTCCTCGAGGAATACGTCGCCGCCGGCATGGCCGTGCCGGTGGACTACGCGATCATCGACGAGGCGCAGGACCTCACCAACGTTCAGTGGGACTGCGTGTCGCGCGCCTTCTCCTGCGACCTCCTCGTGGCCGGCGATGATGATCAGTCCGTCTACGAGTGGTCCGGCGCGTCAGTCGAGCGCCTGATCAGTCTCGCGAAGACCGCGCCGCCGACCATCCTCGCCCAGTCGCACCGCGTACCGTCTGCCGTCTGGCAGATCGCCAACGAGATCCTCCACCGGCTCGAGCGCCGCGTTCCGAAGTCATGGCTCGCCGCGCCCTCCCCTGGCCGAGTCGAGTTCATCCGGAATCTCGAGGACGCGCCGCTGGAACAGGGGAGCTGGCTGGTCCTGGCGCGGACGCGCTGGCAGGCGTGGAAGGTGGCGAAGTTGTGCGAGGAGCTGGGGTACCTGTACTCGCTTCACGGCGTGTCGTCGGTAAACGAGGATCACCTCCGCGCGATCGAGGACCACGTGACGAGCGGCCGGTCCGGGCTGTGGCACGACGTGCTGACGGACATCCCGCTGCTGAAGCGTGAGTACTATCTCGCTGCGCGCCGTCGTGGCGAGAAGCTGCGCGGGACGCCGCGCCTGCGGGTCAACACCATCCATGGGTCGAAGGGGATGGAGGCGGAGAACGTCCTGATCATGACCGACCTGACGCGTCGCGTCGAGCGCGGGATGGAGATGAACCCGGACGCGGAACACCGGCTGTACTTCGTGGGTGTGACGCGGGCGCGTCGTAACCTCTGGATCGTCGAACCGTCGGACCATCGTGGCTATCGGATATAACCTGGAGGATCTCATGCCTAAGATCATCGTGACGTTGTGCGGATCGGCTCGCTTCGAGAACGAGTTCATCGTGGCGAACCGCGAGCTGGGACGATGTGGCATCCCGGTCTTCGGTCTGTCTTGTTTGCCGCGCGATCGAGAACCGGACGCGGGCGTGAAGGCGGACGGATACGAGAAGACGATGCTGGATCTCGTTCACCTTCAGAAGATCCTCGCTGCGACGCACGTGCTCGTCGTCGGGGACGGTTACATCGGTCAGTCCACGGCGCGCGAGATCGTCTGGGCAAAGCTTCACCGCATCCCGGTTCTCGCGACGACACGATATCCGGACCCGATCACGCCCGGTCAGATCGATTGGGCAGCGTTGAGGATGGACTTGATATTGACGCTGGATGAGGACGGACACATCTTCGACCCCGGCATCATCGACCGGGCGATCACGATCCTGGCCGACGCCCCGGCGCTGTAGTTTTTAAAAAATAAGATCGTGTCAAAACCCCAACAAAACAACGCTTTTTCGTGGTGTACTTCGATGACAGATCAATATCCAATCCCGATCGTCGATGACCGCACTACGTGGGAGAACGAACAGCATGACAGCATTTGTAGTAACGTACACCGGTTACGCGGAGGACGTAAAGGTTCTCCGTACCGTCGACAAGCGGATGGCGAAAGCGGTAGCGGCATCTCTGCCGTCGAACCGCATGGCGTTCGCGGTCGAGTCGGCGGCGGACATCTCATCGATCGCGCTGACCGGTGCCCTCGTATTGAAGCTGTACAACGTCTTGGCGGAGAAGCCGGTTCAGAAGTTCGAGAACCGGCAGACCGGCCACGAGCGGTTCGTCCGGCTTCTTACGGATCGGTTCGGAAACGTCGAGCTGACGGAGACGGACCTCACGGACGACGGCATCCCGCCGCCGACCGAAACGCAACGAGACTCGGACCCGAAGGCGCAGACTTCGGAGCCGACGATGGAAGAAGGAGCAGAGGACATGGCTGGCAAGAAGAACGGCAAGGCCGCGAAGGCGAAGGCCCCGAAGACCGGGCGCACGCGCCGGGACGCGAACGCGAAGATCACCCTTCTCGTGAAGGAGAACCCGAAGCGAAAGGGCACCGAGTCGTGCAAGCGGTACGACAAGTACAAGTCGGGCATGACGGTTGCCGAGGCGCTGAAGGCCGGCATCACCCCTGCCGACCTGTCGTACGACGTGAAGCACGGCAACATCAAGATCGCCGGGTAGTTCTTCCCTCAGCGCAGGCGGCACGACCCGCTGAGCGGCATCGCTCAGCGGGTCGTGCTGCGTTTGGAGCGTAGCGATGCGTAAGCCGACCGCGCTCGGCGCGTACATCTTCGCCGGCGGTTTCACCACCGGCGTCCAACAACACTTCGACGTACTCGCACACTTCGAGGGCAACGATTATGGCGTGTCAACCGCGCGGTTGAACTGGCCGGATCTTCCGATCTTCTATCCGAAGGCGAAGTGGCCGGTAGACGATTACCGCGACAAGGTCGACTTCTTGTATTGCAACCCGCCCTGCGCGATATTCTCTACGATGGGGATCGCGATGACGCGCGGACGCGACGCCTGGAAGGAAGACGCTCGGCTCGGCTGCTGGCTTGACTGCTTCGAGCTGGTGGAGAACATCCAGCCATCGGTGTGGGCGATCGAGTCGGTGACGCAGGCGTACGGAACCGGCCGCCCGTTGATCGACGAACTTACCTGGCGCGGTCGGTCGCTCGGATACTCGGTCACGCACCTATTCATCAACGCGAAGTGGCATGGCGTGCCGCAGGAGCGGAAGCGGTTCTTTCTCGTCGGGCATCGCGCTTCGCGCCTGTCCGGGTACCAGCTCAACTGGGCACCGCCGACGACCGTGGGCGAAGCGCTGCGCGAGGCCAAGACGCCCGGCGTCGCATCCGCGACCCGCGCGGACCTGGTAGAACTGTCCCGGCTCGCTGGTCCCGGCGAGCGCCTATCCACCGTGTTCGACCGTCTCAACCCGGATAAAGAACGCGACACCGACGGGAAGATGCGCGGGCGTCCCTCGTTTCAGGACCGGCGGTTGGATGCGAACGGTCTCATGGGCGCGTTCACCGGCGACAAGTTCTACCATCCTGACGATGGACGGAAGATCGGCGACAACGAGTCGAAGGCGCTGTGCGGGTATCCGCAGGAGTTCCAGCTCGACGGACCGGCCGGCGGACGGGCATCGCTTCTCGCTCGCGCGGTGATGCCGCCGGTCGGCGCGTGGCTCGCGCGCGCCGCTGCCGCGACGATGCTCGATCCGATCGGCGCGGAGACCACGGTGACGCGCCTCGACCTGCGCGAACTGGACCGGCCGACGATCGATCTGACCAAGGAGTACGTGAGTCCGCGACCGATGAAGGGAGAACGAGTCATGAGCGCACCGAAACTACTGATCGTTCACGATGAACTGATCGACGATGAGTACGGACCGAAGAAGATACGATCGTCACCGCCAGCTTCGCTCGACGAGTTCGGACCGGACCTGACCCGTCCGCGTGATCCGCTCGACGAGTTCGGACCGGCGGTCGTACGCGACGCGCCCGCGCCGGCACCCGTCGCGCGAGCGCCGCGCGTCGTCGCGTCGAGCGGCGAGCTGATCACGGCCAGCGACGCGCCACCCGCGCCCGGTGAGGGTTCCGGTCGGTACATCAAGCGGCTGCTGCTGCACGGCTGGAACTCGCCGAGTCAGATCCTCGCGCTCGTTCACCAGAACTACGAGGGTCGCACGACAAAGATCAGTGACATCTACTACAACTACCGCAAGCTAGTCGATGATGGTCGCTATCCCGATCTGAAGCCGTGGAACGCGGATAAGTCGGCGGCCGCACCGCGCGCGGCGGCCGCACCGCGCGCCGCGACGCCAACGAACCGGATGATCGGCGCGAACACGATCCTTCTTACCGGCTGCACCCCGATCCAGGTCGGCAGCCCGCACACCCAACTCAAGATCCTTACCGCCGCGACCGGTTGGAAGGTGGCGCTGGAGAAGATGGGATACGCGGTAGACTGGCGACCGGTCGCGCCCGGCGAGGACGTGTCTGCGTATCACCGTTGCTTCGTTATCCTCAACAAGCCGAACGCCATCGTCAGCAAGCACTTCTACGGCGCGCTGTGGACGTTGCTGAAGCGTCCGGACGCCATCCTCGCGTTCGACGACTGGCAGACCCGGGCCGTCTTACCCGGTATCCAGTCATGCGCGCGTGACCGTCGACGTGCGTTCAGATTGTTTCAACGGTCCGGTCTCGACGACGTTTCCGAAACGGATACCGAACTATTTGACGGCCTGAAGCATCTCGCTACCGAGAAGACGTGGCCCTGGCCGGCGATCTTCCCGGTGTTCCGTGGCGGTGACATGACCAAGCTCGGCGTGCCGGCGACCGCGTGGGGAGTCGATCCGACCGTCTTCACGCCGCGATACCCCATGCCGGCCGATCCTCCGTCACGCGAGCGCGCCTGGGTACAGGCGTCGCTCCTCCTCAAGCCTCCCCCTGTCAGGTTGACCTGGCCGGTCAAGTTCTTTGGCAACGCTGGCCGGGGCAGGGGAGGGGCCGGGAAGTCCGGCGAGCGGGCGGCGGAGACGCGCGTCACGGAACCGGAGCTGATGAACGAGTACGCGAAGGTGCGCGGCGTCCTGTCGCCCGCGCACACGCACCCCGGTTCAGGCTGGTGGCGCGTCCGGTATCTCATGGCGGCGGACGCCGGCTGCGTCCTGTCCGCCCACCCGGACGAGGCGGCGGTGCTGGGTCCAGCGTACATCGCGGCGGCGGACGCGCGTAAGGTAGAGATGATGAGTGACGCCAACCTTGACGGGCTGGCGCAGTCGCAGGCGCAGCAGCTCGAGCGCGTGATGATGACCGAGGACGAGGTCTGTAACGCACTATCACTGGTGATGAGGAGCTAGGATCATGGGTTACCTGAACAACCCCGACGCGCCGGACATGTTCGGCGACGTGGCCGAGTTTCACGTGAAGTTCGGTCTGGACTACTACCCCTCGGTCAAGGTGAACTTGCCCGAGGCGGACGTGCTGGCGTTCCGCATCAAGTTCATGCAGGAGGAGCTGGACGAGTTCGTTCAGGCGATCGACACCGGCAGCATACCGAACATGGCAGACGCGCTCGCCGATCTGGTCTACGTCGCCTTGGGAACCGCGCACTTGATGGGATTGCCGTTCGACGCCATCTGGCGCGAGGTTCAGTACAAGAACATGCTGAAGGAACGCGCGATCTCGGCGGCCGATCCGCGATCGAAGCGCGGCCACTCGCTCGACGTGGTGAAGCCGGCCGGCTGGCTGGCACCGAACCACCGCAAGGCGCTGCGCGCCGCCGGCTGGGAAGGAACCGACTGATGGCACCGCCGCGCGGCATCATCGTCCTGGAGGGCGCGGACGCGTCCGGCAAGACGACGCTCGCCAACTACTTCCGAGAGAAGTACGGCGCGCGCTATCTTCACTCGACCGTTCGGCGCGACATCTGGCGCTGGCACCTCGGCGCGCTGAACCTCGCGTGCAAGCTTGCCGATCACCACCTCGTCGTGCTTGACCGGCACTGGCTCAGCGAGTTGATCTATGGGCTGGTGTTTCGCGGTGGTCCGGCGTACGACCTCGGTGCTCGATCGATCGATCGCGTCCTGCGCAAGCACGGCGCGCTGTACGTTCTCTGCGTCCCTTCTGACGTCAACGCTCAGCTGAAGGTTCACGCTGACCGCTGGGCGGCGGGCACCGAAAAGTTCCGTAGCATCTCAAAGGTGATCCAGCTCTATCACGAAGTTACTCACGGTAACCGGTTCGCGGGTCAGGTCCCGGGATATCTTGGAACGCTGACGCGAAAGAACCATTTTAACCTTCGTGACGACACGTTCGTATACGACTACACCAGTCCCTCGTACTCGCAGGTGAGCGGCGGTATCAAACGAGCGGCTGACCGGATCATTGGTCAGCTGGCCTACGTACGCGACAAGCAGTTCGAGCACTGCCTAAACTACACGACGCAGAACATCAACGGACGGCCGCGAACCGGAACCGATCAGGAGCTGTTGTTCGTCGGCGAGCAGGTATCGCCGCAGGTGAAGCCCGGTCAGCCGACCTGGCCGTTCGTCTGGAACGATCAGTTGTCGGCCGTGACGTACGTGAACGCCGCGCTTCAGCTACTCGACTTCGACGAGACGCTCGGCATCTGGACGAACGCGCGACCGTCCTTCACGAAGGAAGCCGACGATCGGATGCGCCGTATCCTCTTCACGCGGAAGTGGCGAAAGGTCATCGTGATGGGTCGCGTGGCGCTGGACGCGTACGGCGGGCGCGGTCAGAACACGGTTCATCTGCCGCACCCTCAGTTTCACCGGCGGTTCCATCACGACCCGATGGAATACGCAAAGATAATACGGGAGGCGATCGCGTGACGCACATGACGCTCGACGTGAACTACGTCTGGACGAAGCTGCTGGAGGACCTACTCGAGACCGGCAACGTCGTCAGTCCGCGTGGGCTGGCGACCCGCGAGCTGTTCGCGTATCGGACGATCGTGCCGATGAACCAACCGTTCATCACGGTTCACCAGCGCACGCTCAGCCGGAACTTTGCCTGCGCCGAGGCCGCGTGGATCTTGTCCGGCGACAACCGGCTCGAGCCGCTGAAGAAGTACGCGCCGAGCTACGCGAAGTTCAGCGACGATCTCGTTACGCTTTCCGGAGCCTATGGTCCGCCGGTGATCGACCAGCTGCCGTACGTCTGGCGATCGTTGATGGACGATCCCTACTCGCGTCAGGCGGTACTGACGATCTGGCGACCGCGCCCATTGAAGTCGGTGGACGTACCCTGCACGGTCGCGCTGCAGTGGATGATCCGGAACGGCCGGCTTCACTGCCTCGCGACCATGCGATCGTCGGACGCGTGGCTCGGCTGGCCGTACGACGTTCACAGCTTCTCGATGATCAGCGCTTTCTTGGCGCTGCGCCTTCGACCCTGGATCAAGGACATCGATCTCGGCAACCTGTACCTGACCGCCGGCAGCCAGCACCTCTACGAGAAGAACGCGGCGTTGTCCCGGGTGTGCGTGAAGTCCGAAGAAGCGCTTCACCCGGGATACGCGCCGCTCGACCTCGACTGGTTCAGCGATGACGCTGATCTTCTCCAGCAGCTCTGGGCGAACGCCAACGACGTTGGGCCCACCTACCCGCGTTGGCTGATGGAGCTGCGCCGGCCGGCGGTGCTGCAATGAACCGCGATCGCGATCTTCTCGGCCTGCGTCTCGCGTATAGCTGGGCGGACATGGGCACGTGCCGGCGACGGAAGGTGGGTTGCGTCCTGTTCGATCATCACGGATACCAGCTCAGTTCCGGGTACAACGGACCCGCCGCCGGTCAGCCTCACTGCGTCGATACGCCCTGCGTCGGCGCGGCGTATCCGTCCGGGGAGGGCTTGGAGAAGTGCGAGGCGATTCACGCCGAGCAGAACGCGCTGATCCGCTGCCCGGACCCGGCGCGCATCCACACGTGCTTCGTTACCCACTCGCCCTGCGTTCACTGCGTCAAGATGCTGATGAACACCGCGTGCACCCGGATCGTGTTCAGCGTGCCGTACGCTCACGACGCGGCCGCCCGCGCGCTGTGGGAACGCCTGCCGAGTCGAACCTGGCTTCGGTATGAGGGGATACGGCTGCTGTGACCCGCACGTTGAAGCCGACCGATCGGACCCAACTGCCGCTGTTCCAACCGGAGAGCGACTGGAAACCGCCGAGCGGTTTCATGAACCTCGAGGGTGTGAAACGTCTCGCGATCGACGTAGAGACCAAGGACGTCGGACTGGACGTTCTCGGGCCAGGCGTTCGGCGCGGCGCGTTCATCGTGGGGTACGCGATCGGCACCGATGACGGCCGGCGCGCGTACTACCCGGTTCGCCACGAGGGCGGCGGGAACCTCGACGCCCGGATGGTCGAGCGCTGGCTGACGGCCGAGGCCGCGAAGTTCTCCGGTGAGGTAGTCGGTGCCGGGCTGCTGTACGACCTCGACTTCATGGCGGAGGTCGGTATCCACTTCAAGAACGCACGCCGGTTCCGCGACGTTCAGGTCGCCGAGCCGCTGCTGGACGAACACCGGCTCGAGTACAACCTCGACGCGCTCGCGCGGACCTGGCTCGGCGAGTCGAAGCGCGAGGACCTGTTGAAGGCGGCGGCGATCGCCTGGGGCTTCGGCACCACGAATAAGGCGGTAAAGACGAACCTATGGCGGCTGCCGGCCAAGCTCGTGGGCGCGTACGGCGAGGGTGACGCGGACCTACCCCTGCGCGTCCTCGAACGGCAAGAGACCGCGCTGCACGAGCAGCAGCTGATGGAACTGTTCGATCTCGAGTCGCGCCTGATCCCGATCCTTCTCGCGATGCGCCGGCGCGGCGTCCGCGTGGATCTGCGCCGCGCGGAGGAGGTGTCGTCCGAACTCGGCGCCGAGCGCGACGCGCTTCACGCCGAGTTCCGACGGCTGACCGCCTGCCCGAAGGCCGAGCTGTTCGCGCCCGACTCGTTCGGCGCGGCGCTCGCCGCGATGGACATCCCGGTTCCGATGACCGAGAAGACGCGCAAGTGGTCGATCAAGAAAGAGTGGTTGAAGGAGATGGCATCGCGGTTTCCGGTGCTGAAGTTGCTGCTCGACGCGCGCTCCCTCGACAAGTGCAAGGAGACCTTCGTTGATACCTACATATTTGAGCACAACGTCAACGGACGCATCCACACCGAGTTTCACCAGCTCAAGTCCGACGATGGTGGAACGATCGGAAGGTTCTCTAGCTCTAACCCCAACCTTCAGAACATACCGGCCAGGGACGAGCGGCTGGGTCCTCTCGTCAGAAGTCTTTTCATCCCCGAGGAAGATGAAGAGTGGGAACGCGACGACTACTCCCAGATCGAGGTGAGGTTCGAAGCGCACTACGCGGTCGGACGCGGCGCGCGCGAGTTCCGCCTGAAGTACGTCAACGATCCGAAGACGGACTATCACAAGTTCATCGCGGAGCTGCTGCACGTCGATCCTGAGGACAAAATCAAGCGGAAGAAGGTGAAGAACACCAACTTCGCCAAGAAGTATGGCGCGATGGCACCGAAGCTCGCGGTCACCTTCGGCTGCTCGATCACGGAGGCCGAGGCGTTCGTAAAGGAATACGAAGCCGCCTGCCCCTGGACGAAGGAGACCTTCGACCTCGCTCAGCGCCGCGCGGCCGAGCGCGGATACATCAAGACCGTGCTCGGCCGGTTCGCCCGCTTCCCCCTGTGGGAACCGGCCTCGAACGGCCGGAAGAAGATGAAAGATCGCGTGCCGGCCCTGCCACGCGGTCGCGCCGAAAAGGAGTACCCAGGGGAGGTGCTGGTTCGGGCTCACACGTACACGGCGATGAACCGCCTGTTCCAGCTCGGGTCGGCCGACCTGATGAAGAAGGCGATGGTGGATATCTGGGACGCGGGCTGCTGCGGTATACTGGGCGCACCGCTCCTCACCGTCCACGACGAGCTGGACTGGTCAGTGCCGAAGACGATGGCCGGCGACGCGGCGGCGAAGGAGGTAAAGCGACTGATGGAGACCGCGATCACGTTGCGCGTACCGATCATCGCCGAGGCGGAGCGCGGTGCGCACTGGGGCGAGTGTAAGTGAACCGATGGAGGTACTGATGTTGAACCGAGCGGAGAAGATCAAGCTGTTGGGCAACCAGATCGGGCGCGGGTTCGTCGCGGCGACGGAACCACTCGGTCACGTCTGGACGCGCGACGATCGCGGCGTGGCCGTCTGCCAGACCTGCGGCGCGGTCGCCCGCGCGGCCGACGCGCGCTGGAAAGCGAAGTGCGACGGGGAGGTCGCGTTGTGATCCGTCGATGCTGCGAACGCTGCGGCACGGAACTCATCGGTGGTCGATCGGATAAGCGGTATTGCGCCGTGGTCTGCCAGCGTCGCGCCGCGTATCGTCCGACCGGTAAGCCGAACCGACGGCGCCCGAAAACGCGTGCCCACCTTGAGAAGCCGCCCGGCTACTACCGGTTCAACTTCTCGTGAGCGAGAAGAGGTTCCGTGACGAGATGCGCGAAGCGCTGAGGGGCTACGCGTTCACGCGACGGATCGAGGACCTCACGGCGGCCGGACTACCCGACATCGCGTATGTCGTGTACGGCGGCCACGCCGGCTGGATCGAAGCGAAGTACCTGCCGGCGTGGCCGAAGCGTCGTACGTCGCGCGTCGTGATCCGATCGTTGACGGATCAGCAGGTGTTGTTCCTTGAAGCGTGGGATCGATACGGCGGCACCGCGTTCCTCGCGCTGCGCGTCGAGCGTTGGTACGGGCTGCTGCGGCCGCGCGACGCGCGCGCCGTGCTGGAAAAGCGTTATACCCACGAGGATATAGCGATACGCGCGTGCGGTGGGGATACGGGCGCGGTTAGCCCGGTTCGGTTCGTCGCGGCCCTGAAGATGGGCAGTAAGTGATTGAAACTTCGTTGAAAATCCCGGATTTACCGGCGGATTTCCCTCGGGTATATTAAGTATGTCCGGTCGGACGCCGGCCGGACCGTCACGAAGGGAGAACCGAATGTCACTTCAAAACCTCGTGTTTACCGCGCTCGACAACGCCGTCGAAAACGGGCACGATCCTCGCGATCAGTCTGACGAACAGAACGCGGCAGATCTCGGAACGTACGACAGCGAACTGGAAGGTCGTGAAGTTTCGGAACTGCTTCCGTTCATCCGCGCGTGGCGAGCCGCGCGATGATCTACACCGATGGAACACACCTGATCGCGGATACCCGTGATGAGCTTCACACGTTCGCTGATCAGCTTAAAATTAAGCGGTGCTGGTTCCATCGCGATCACTACGACCTCACGACGACCGCGCGACGCAACGCTGCGTTCGACGCGGGTGCTCGTAAAGTTTCATCTCGAGAAATCGTACGCGTTCTAATCACGACCGGTCAGCGCCGTCGTAAGCGGCGTTGATCATATCCTCACGAAGGGAGAGACAGATGGCATATCAGATCAATTACTACTCGGACCGCGCGATGCGCCGCCGTGAGGCGGACAGTGATATGGTCGGAGACGATTCGGTCCTTTTAAATCGCTATCCTGCGCCGACCGGCGACGAGGTTGTCTATGCGCGGCACAGCAACGACCCCAGCCTCAACGCCTATGGTTACGATGGCGAGTGGCACAGTCAACCCCCGACAGAGACAATCGAGGCTGATCGGCGTGTTGGTCGCATGGTACAGCGCCGTGCGCACATCACAAACATCCGAATTGCTACGACCCAAAGGTAACGACTGACCGCGTTCCCTCGAGCCCGACGATCGGCGGCAGCCGGTCTCGGGCTCGAGGAGTCAGGAGGGCCGAGGTGGTTCCTCCGATATCACGAAGGGAGAACTCAGATGACTACGACGTCCAAGACCGATCGCGGCGAGCTTAGGGGCGTGAAAAAGGAGGGACCGATGCAAGTTCAGATCAAGCATTGCTACACCCACGCCGTGCTGTTCAGCGCGGAAGTTGATGCGGGGCTTTCTACCGATGAGCTGCGCCTGGGCGCGGCGGTGAAGCTCGCGATCAAAGCGAACGCCTACCTCGCGAACGCCTACCTCGCGAACGCCTACCTCGCGAACGCCAACCTCGCGAACGCCAACCTCACGCATGCCGACCTCGCGCGCGCCTACCTCGCGAACGCCTACCTCGCGAACGCCTACCTCGCGGGCGCCTACCTCGCGGGCGCCAACCTCGCGGGCGCC